CCGTGCCCGAAACCGGAGCCTGCGCCCCGGCGGGACCGCCGTCCGTGGTACCTGACTGCCCGTCCGCGCCCGGTCGTGACGCCTGCTGACCACCCGTGCCCGCCGGGGCGTTTGCCCCGCTTGGACCTCCACCGCCCCCACCGCCACCGCCTGAGCCGCCGTAGCCGCCGCCTGAGCCGCCCAGCGAAGCCTTGATGATGCCGCCCTGCCCGCCGCCAGCCGCGCCGCCCGCTTCGATGTAGGATTTGAACTCGACCAGCGCGTCGAACACGCCGACTTGGATGATGCGCGACTGGCCTGCGGCGTCACCGCCTGAGCCGTTGTCGATGCGCCCATGAGTTGACGGGATGAACTGCTCGGGTCCGTTCTCGCCAACGGTGTAGGCCATGTTCTGAAAGACGGGACCGCCCGCCGCGCGCCCCGGCCCCTTACCCAGACGGGTCGCCCCGGTGCTCATGCTGTTGCTGATCTTGTCCCATGCCTCACCGGGCGTCATGTTCATCCAGTCGAAGCTCGACCCGAATGGCTGCTGAAGAAGTTTCGGAGCCAACTCTGCTGGCGTCTGGTTCATCCAGTCCATGCTGGGACCGAACGGCTGCGTGCCGAACTGATTGGCTGCGGCTGCCTTGCCCTCCTCACCGCCCTTCTTCATCTTCTCCCAAGTATCGTAGTAGCCCTGCATCTCCTTGACGAAGTTGTCGAAGTCCTTCGAGGCTTTGTCCAACTCGTCAGCGAGGAACGGAAACAGCTTCACGCCGACCTTCTGCTTGAGCGCATCCCACTTGGTGCCCAGATCAACGAGGCTATCCGCATACTTCTTCGCGGCAGCCTTCTGCTCCTCGGTGAGGATGGGATGGCGGTCCTGCTCAGCCTTGAACTCCGCCCATGACAGCCGCGCTGCGTCAGCGCCCAGACCGATCATCTCGAAGAAGCGCCGCGACTTCACGCCTGACGGATCACTCTGATCCAGCACGTCCTTGAAGTCGAAAGCCTCCTTCATCTTGTCGAGTTGGTTGGTCGCGGCGTTCATGCGCGCCATCACTGGCCCCGCACCCATCGCCACCATCTGACCGCGCAACTCCCCGATGCGCAGCGAGAAGTCTTCAGTGTTGCGCTTGAAATTCTTCAGCCCCGACATCATCGCTTCGGGCGCGATGCCTGCCTTCTCCGCTGCGGATGCCCAGCCCTGCAACGCCTGCTCGCTCATGCCGAGTTCTTTTGAGGCGTAGCGTAGCTCGGTGATCTTCTTCGCCGTGTCGCCAAGCGACTTGATCATCATCCCGGCGGCAACGCCGACGCCCGCCACGCCCATCCCGAACAAGCCAAGACCGGGGATGGCCTGCTGGAAGCCCGCGCCTACGCTCTGGATGCTTTTGCTGAGCGCGTCAAAGCCGGTGGCAGCCTGCTTCGCGCCGCGACCGCTGTTGTGCTGGACGATACCAAGCTCACGACCGAACTTGCGGATGTCCGCAAGCGCCTGATCGGAGACGACCGTAGCCCTGAGCCTGAGGACTTCCTCGTTTGCCATAGCGCCTCGACCCTCAGCGTGGTCGCTGCGCCTCAGCCTGAGCGAGCAACCTGTCTGTCCAACTCATATGCCGCTCGACTTCACTCATCGGCATGCTGAGAAATTCGCCCGGTGGTCGCCCATAAAACCGCGCCATGCGATAGCAGTTCAGTATCGCATCGCCTGCGCGTCCGGTACGAAAAAACCCATCAGTGCATGCGCGCAGGTCGTGAAGTCCTTACCTCGCATCGCCTTGACCGTTGACGGTGGCACCGACGCCAGAGTGGACATCACGTTGCCCATGACCTCCGGGTTGGGCGTCACGACACCAGTTTGCCAATCGATGTTGACCGGCCACTTCTCGCCAATCGACTGCATGTCACCGCCGGTCGGCTCACGGAAAACGAGCTTCTTCACCATCTCCCCGTGCGCCATCACCGGCTTGGTCAACTCGATTGTCACATCGGTCGTCGGAGGTGCCGCCGCATCCTCCACAACCTCCACCGGCTTTTTAGCCACAGCTTCACCCGCCATTGAAGTTCGCCTCCGTTAAATTTCGTCGCCGTCCACGCCTTCGAACCGAACGCGGAATTGACCGTCGCTGGTGTTGATTTCGACCGGCCCCTTCATCCACGCGTTGCGGAGAACGTAGGTTCGACCGTTCACCAACTCTGCGGTGATCGTTGCGTCGGTGATGCTCTCCAGAAACTCCGTGCTGACCTCAGGCAGCGTCGAGACGTCACCTTCGATGTAGGGGACACGCGGTAGCTCTTGGTAGCCGTGGACGTAGTCCTGACCGGCAATGCCGTTGCGCTCGACCGAAGTGATCGAAACGGTGAGGCTGCCCTTCAGCGGATACATCTGACCGTCCACCTTCAGGTAGGCGGTGCCAGCGATAGGACCTTGCGGCATTGAAGTCTCTCCTCAGTTGGGGACCTCAGGCTTTATGCGCTGCCGCTCGCGCGAACACCAGCAGACCGCCGCCGATACAATCAGCGGTCATCCCCGCTACCGGAACGGGCTTATAGGATCACCGCGCTCTGGAAGAACCCCTTCGGCACCAGCCGCTGCAAGAACGGCGCGTCGGGATAGAGTTCTTCGATCACCGCCTGATCTCCGAGATGCGCCAGCGCGCTGCCCATCCATCCCTCGCGCGACTTGTCGAAACGCTCCCAGACGAACGACGCCATGCCAGCGCCGATCACCATCACCGATGTATTGTACTTGCCGTCTCTCCTGCCGCAGATGGCAAGCTCACCCGGTACATCCTGAAGCGGTGACAGGTCCCCAGCGACCTCGACGCTCAGGTCGAGATAAACAATTCGTGATCGACCTCGCCATGTTTTTTCGAACAGGAGCATCTTCGCCCATGCCCCCGGAAGCCCCGCCCCGGTGATGTCGATGAACTCGACGCCCTCGCATCGCTCAGGCTGATCGGTCAGGCAGACGATACCGTAGGGCTGCCGCGCGTGCCGCATGATGCCGTCGCGGAGCTTGGTGACGCAATCGAACGGATGGCCGGTCCTGACCGTCGCGTAGATCACATCGTAGGTGATCCTCATCGCCTCGTCAGCGACACGACCGCCATCGCCATCGCCCCGAAATTTCCGCCGATAACAAACGCCGCCGCAATCCAGAACCAGCACATGGGGAGTACTCCCTGTTACCTCAGCATCTCCACTCCGTCATCCAGCGTCACCTTCTGAAAGCAGGCGATGCTTGATGTAGGACAAGCATTGACGACGCTGATACCCAGCCGGGTCAGGTGGGGGACGTAGACCGCGAAGTGCCGCGCCCACTTGTCCCAGTTCTCTGCTGCCTGAGCGCGCCGCTTCTCGGGCTGCTTGATGTCAGAACCGTTCTTGTAGGAGCCGTCATAGTCGAAGCCGAATAGCACGACCCGCTTCGCCCGCTTGTGCATGCAAATTTGCATAGCCCCGAAGCCTGAGGTCCCGCCGCTGTAGATGACGCTGGGGTCCGGTGAAACGTCCTGCCCGTCGAGCCGCCGCAGGAAGGTGATGTTCTTCGCTTGCGGCGCGCCCGCCATCTGATCCTCAGGCAGCGCCCAGTAGATGCGGGACTGCAAGTTCTCCAGCCGGTCGAGCCACGCCCCCTGACCGAAGCATGCGTCAGCCCACGGCATCGTATCGATCAGGTTCTTGACCGCGAGAACATGCGCTCCGCGCAGCCGCTCGAAGTCGAAGTCCACCAGCGATGGACCGCCGCCGACTATCGCGACCGGCTTGTCATCCCAAAACGGCTTCGTGATCTTTCCGTAGACATCCATTGATCCGCCCTTGCTTTGATCGCGCCCGCCAGCGCTGGAGCATCTTGCTCCGTCTTGCTCTGATACGAAAGAAGCAAGCCGAAGCGGTTTGCTTCGGCTTGCTCTGGTAGCCTGAAACGAGCGCGAGCGCACTTGCCCTACAGGGCAATGTCCGTATCGACGCCCCGATTGTACTGGAGCCTGAACTGAGCCAAGACCGCGAAGATGCGGAGTTGATTGATCAGGTCGGGCGGGTAGAGAACGTTCACCCTATTCGGGTCGTTGGGGTCGCGCTCCACGATCAGGTTCTTCTTGAACGCCTGAGCGTTCTCGACGCGCCCCAAGAACTCATCCTGCCGGTACTGAGCGATCAATTCCGCCTTGATGATCTTCGGGGTGACGATGGCCTGACCGGCACCGAAGCGCGTGCCGTCATCCGCCAGCTTGTGACGCGGGTACTTGCTGGTGATGGCATGCCGCTGCGAACGGAACAGCGCCGCGAGGGTCGCGAGCGTCGGCACCAACTCGTAGGCGTCGTCACCCTGACCATAGAGGTTCTTCTGGTAGGTCGTGCTTTCACGGAGCAGCGCCGGGACGCCATCGTCATTGACGCCCTGCGTTGCGATGCCGACCCCGGAGAAGTCGTTGCACTGCTTCTTGGTGAACCGCTGATGCTTCGGAGCCGGAAGGCAGCCCTCCAGCGCCAGCGTCTGCAACGGGCGAGCCGGGTCGTTCAGCAGCGCGCGAGCAGCCTTCGCGGCATAGGCAGCCGCCCAGACCCAAGTGGGCGACGGAGCGTTCGCTTCGATGCCCAAGATGGAAAGCACGCCGCTGTTGTTCTCGGGACCGTACTCCACGATGTCCGCGTAGCCCTTGTCCTCGCCCTGCTCGACGCCCTTGTAGGCACCGAAAACGTGACCGTAGAGTTGACGCAGCCAGCCCCACCGCCCGCTGTCACCGAAGCCGTACTCGGTCTCGAGTAGCGAGAGCGAGGTGCTGTCGGTGTAGCCGGTCGCAACGTACTCGTAGATTTCATCGCCAAGGTTGACGAGCGCCGTGGAGATGTCAGTCGTGCCGGTGCCGCCGGTCAGCCGGTGACCCGGAGGGATGGTCACGACCAGACCGACCGGGATGCGCTCCGCTGCGAGCGCGCCGCCGTAGGCGAGGCGAACATCAATCTCGTTGCCCTCGACGCCCTTCCACTTCGCGGTCAGATCAACCACGCCGCCGACCCCGACCAGCGCCGTCACCGGCATGGAGAGGTCCGCGTTGATCGCGGCTTCAATCTTCTTCGCGACGTCCGCGACGGCTTCACCAGCCGCAACGAAAACCTGAACGCGCCGACCCGCGATGTAGATGGGCAGCGTGCCTGCGGAGATGGCGGGCTGGGTGACGGTCAGCGCGCCCATCGCCGGGGTGCCTGCCGCTGCCTCATCGATAGGAACGACCCAAAGCTCCTGCGCGAAGTTGTTCTTGGTGAAGCTCTCGACCATCATGTCGAGCATGCTGCCGTAGCCGAACAACTGACGAGCGTCTGCCTGAGAAGGCACCGGGATGGGGACGTTCGCGACAGCCGAACCGTCAGACCCCTTGGTGCCGATGATCAGCGAAGTCAGGCGCGAGCGAGGATAGCCAGCCATGCTGGGATCAACCTCGACCCAGTAAAGCGGCATCTTCCAATTGCCGGGGATGGAGTTGAATGAAACGGGCATGTGCGCGGTCTCCTTCTCAAGTCAGGGGTTGGGGCGGTCGGTGACCGCCGTTGTATCGTCCCGCCTTCGTTTGTGCTGCTCGCTTCAAAGCGGATGCGACTTCGTTCTGCGTCAGGTCGTACTGGCGGATGATCTGCAAGACCGCAGCCGGGTCGGTATCGACCGATGGATAGCGCGTCTCGATGTGCAGCGTATTGAAATCGTCCTCGACCACCGGGTCGAACCAGCCGGTGAACTCCATCACCATCTCGACCCTGATTTCGAACAGCGTTGTCTCGCCCACCTTGGCGAACTGCGACTGCCGGTCCATGCCGGTGAAGCCCTCGACCAGCTTCACGAACTTCGGGTTGGTCAGCAGCATGTCGTCCAACTCGGACATCATCGCTTCCAGACCCAGCAGCTTGTTCTGATCGTCGGTGTCGGCCCACTCGCCGCCGGAAAAACCCAGCGTGAGTTCGTGCTTGAACTTCGGCTCGGCGTGGTTTGGTCCCATGCCCATGCGCCGCTCACGCAGGATATAGACGCCCAGCAGCGGGAGGTCGGTCGGCTGGACCTGAAGCGCGGGCGTGTTGCGGTAGGTCTTGAAGCGCGCGCCGAAGCCAGCCTGCAACAGACGCATCGCCTCGGTCTGTATCATGCTGGCGTAATGGCTCATGGCTTCTGAACTCTCAGCATCAACATCGCGCCGCCCTGACCATCAAGGTCGCTGTCGCCAATCCAGTACCGCTGACCGAACGCCGGGTGGCGGCTGTCGATAATCTCTACGAGGTCACCGCGATCAGGGGGTGGTCCCTTGAAGTCACGAACCCGAATGCCCAGCGAGGTCTGCTGATCGGAGAAAATGGTGTCGTCCTGCATCTGAACGTCAACGGGTGAGGACGAGTAGATGCCGCGCAGATCATATGGCTGCGCGGCAGGGTCGCTCACCAACGGGGTGAAGCGAACGAGGATTGAAAAGATATCCTCGCATTTGTTGAGGACCAGTCCATCGAAGTCGATCATGGTCCCGCACCGCCGTTAGGTGAACACGCCGCTCTGGAGCGCGAGCGGTCGCGTGCAGAAGTTGAGGGCGTTCATCTGGGTATCGAGATGGATGCCCTTGTCGTTCGCCATCGTGTACTGCTTGACGTAGCGCGGCTTGCCCATCGTATTGACGGTCTCGACGTAGTCCGCAGGCGCAAAAACCGTCGCGAACAAGTTGGGCACTCCGGTCGGATAGAAGTACGCCTTGTTGGTCTCGACCATCGGCACGCCGGAAACGTATCCGCGATAGTTCGTCCAGAGGATGCCGCCGAACTCGAAGCTGCCCCACGTCTGACCAGCCGAGACGTAGCTGCCGCGAAGCTCAGCCGCGCCCTGCCAGTTGAGGTAGGTCGCCCGAACTTCCGGTGACATGATCAGCGCATCGAAGAACGCATCGCCGCAGATGGCTTCGACGCCCGAGAACATCAGACCGTCGAGGTTGGCACCCATCGTGCGAATGACTTGCTGGCAAGCCTGACGAACAGCGCCGGTCGGTGGCGTGAGGCTGAACGGGAAGCTGATCGCCGCAGGCTGCACCAAGCCGTACTCGGTGAACAGGTTCAGCACCGTGCCATCGGCGTAGGTGATCACGCCTTTGATCGCGCCGACGCGGGTGTGTTCCTGCGTGTACTCCAGCGACTGACCGGCAAGCTGCATGCGCTCACCGACTTTCGTCATGACGCTCTCGGTGCCGGTCTCCTCACCGAACGGGCGAACGCCCTGCACTTCTTCCGCCATGACGGCATCGTTGATTTCGAAGTGCGGCACGCCAAGCATACGCATGGAGCGCCGTGCCTTCGGCAGCGTATGGCCGGGACCACCGCGCGGGGTCGGCGCGATCAGTTGCAGGATGCCGCCCCGCTCTTCGATTGCCACCACCGTCGAGGACGTGGAGCTTTCGGAGAAGATGCCCTTGCTGCTGACGAAGCCGGGGACGAACTTCAGGTTGTTGATAGCGAGGGAGAGCGGCACCACCCCAAACGCATCGCCGCGAAAGATATCGAGCATTTCCGTGTTCCTTATTTCTGCTGCCTATGCGGCGAGCGGTTGAAGCGGGGTCCGTCTATTACAGACGGATGATGATGCCCTTCGACGCGAGCGTTGCGGCAGCGATGGCTTGCTCAGCCGGGGCAAGCGCACCCCACGTCAAGCAACTTCCATTGACCTCGGCATCGCGAGCGATGATCGAAATCCGCAGACCTTCGCCGGGGATGGTGCCGCCAGCGTAGATGCAGAGCGCTTCGCAATCCGCGCCGGTCGTTGCCTTGACGTAGGTCGCGGGCTGCGTGGACGTTGCCTCGGCGGTCTTCTTCAGCGGCGTGCCGACATAGACCGTGGCCGGGTCAGCGATGTACGCATTCTCGCGCGAGCGCTGGCCGTTGGCTTCCGACAGAATGAACTCCGCAGCGTGGTGCGGCTCGCTCATCACCGGGAAGTGCGGGACGGTTGCGGCGAACGGGCTGACCTCAGCAGCAAGCTCGGTCGGGCTGAGCTTCGAACGCCGCTCCTCCTCCTTCAGCTTGTCCTCGCGCGCCTTGCGCTCCGCGTCGATGCGGTTGTCCTCTTCCTTCTGCCGCTCTTCAAGCGCCTGCGTTTCGCGCTCATGGACCAGCTTGCGACCCTCTTCGAGCTTCTGCGTCTCAGCCTCGACGCGCTTCTTCTCTTCCTCCTGCTGCTTCTTGGTCGCCTCAGCCGCCTGCTTGCTGTTGTCGTAGCCAGCCGCTGCGGGAGCGGCGGTGGGCACCACTCGCTCGGTGTGAGTGCGGTCGTTGTCCTTATGCTCAGCCATCACGAAAACTCCTTCTCTGTTTGCGATTTACTTCAGGCGCGCGTTGATCTTGTCGGTGACCTTGTCCCACGCCTTCGCGGCGGGGGCAGTCGGCACCATCGGGTGATGCGAGAGAACCGGCTGCTCTCCCGCCGCCGCCAGAAGCTCCTTGCGGGCGGCTTCGACCGAAGTGCCCGCACGAATGTAGCCGCCGACCTTCTCGGGCGCGCGAGCGAGCGTGCAGAGGTCGGTGATCGACTGCACGTATGCCTTATGCTCCTCCATGCCCTGCTGCTTGGCGGCGTTGATTTCGATCACCGTTGCAGAGCGCGGAGTGCCGGGGGTCGGTGCCGGGTCAGGGTCGCTGGGGCGCGTGACCGGCGGCTGCTCGGTCGGCTCATGAGCCGGGTGTTCAGGATTAGTCGGAGCCGGGGTGGCTGGTACCGGCTGCCCCGGCTCCTCAGGCGCGGGGGCAGATTGAGGCGGGTCGCCCTGCTCCGTTCCTGTCTCTGCGCGGAATTTCTCCGCAACCTTTGGCGGCAGAACGTTCAGCCGCATGCTTGCCGCCATCTTCACGGGGGAAGCAACTTCATCTGCGTAGCCCAGCGACTTCGCCTCGGTGGCGTCCATCAGCCGGTCCTCTTTCATGAGGGCGCGAACCTTCGCGGGCGTCTGCCCTGAGCGCGCGGCGTAGGTCGATGCCATCGACTTGTCGATGCGCTGGAGGTCAGCGGCGAGCGCGATCATGTCCTCGGCGTTGCCCATAGCAAAACCCGACGCGCCATGCACCAGCATGAACGAGTTCTGCGGCATCACGATTTTGTCCGCAGCCATCGCGATCAGCGAAGCTGCCGAAGCGGCGATGCCATCGATATGCGCGGTGACCGTCGCCTTGTGGTTCTTGACCGCGTTGTAGATGGCAACGCCATCGAACACGTCACCGCCGGGGGAATTGATGCGGAGCTTGATTTCAGTGACGTCGCCAAGCTCAGCGAGAGCCGTGACGAACGACTGCGCGCTCACCGCGTTGTCATCCCAGAACGACTTGCCGATGGCGTCGTAGATCAGGATTTCAGCGAACGGGTTTTTCTTCTTGTCCGCATCCTCTTCATCGTCCTCGACCTTGCTCATCGTGAACCAATTACGCATGGCAATCTCCTTTATGCCGCATCCGCATCTTCTGCGTCCTCGGCGTCCTGTTTCTGCTGGTCGGCTTCTTCCGGGTCCTCTCCGTCAGCCGGTGCAGACGGATCACCGCCCCCGAATGGCGATGGCTTCGGAGGACTGAAGTCCAAGCCCATCCGCTCCTCGCGTTCGTGATCGGCAGCGATGCGCTTGTCGTTCTCCTCCGGGTCGAACCCTTCGGCTTCGACCACGTCGCTGCGACTCTTGAAGCCCGCCTCGACAGCCAGCTTCTCGGCCTGACGGTCCTTCAGCGGATCAACCCAATCGTTCCGCTGCGGTATCCATTTGCACCGCTGATACACCGCCTGATCAGCGAGGTAGGCACTCGCGTTGATCGGGAATGCCTGAGCCAGCACGGCGGTGTCGAGCCAGCGCTTCCAGATGGGAGCGCACATTTGAAAGACCATGACGTTATGCTGGAACTGCTCCAGCTTGCGTCGGTACTCCACAATCGAACCGCGCAGCGACGAGTAGTTCGCGCGCCTCAGGTCGGAGGTCCCCAGCGAGTAGGGAATGCCCAGCGCAGAAAATATCGCAAGCTGCTGACGGTACTGATACGCCTCGTAGGAGCCGCCGACATCGGCAGGCTCGCTGAAGGTGATGGTCTCACCCGGCAGCAGCGTCTGCATCGTCCCCGGCTCAAGACCGGATAGACCGATGCCCTCCTGCTCGGCTGAGGCGTCGATGCCATCAATCGGCAGAACGTCCTCGGGCGTCGGCGTTGTGATGAAGCCAGCGAACATCGCGGCGATGCGCTTCCGCTCAAGCTCGGCGTCGTCGTACTGGTCGAGGAAGAACAGCCGGGTGAGCGCGGGCGTCACCAACGGGACGCCGCGCATCTGGCCGGGGCGCGTGCATTTGAAAATATGCAGGACCTCGGTCGCGGGCACCCTGATCGGCTGCAAGGCGAGCGGACCACTCTCGACGGGGAAGTCACCGGGATGGATGGGATGGAAGTAGTACGCCGCGCGACCGCCGCGATGATCCAACTCAATTCCGTTCATGACGAAGTTGCCGTTGGGCGCGCGCTGGTTCAGCCAGTAGGGGCACATGTCGCTTTCGAGCAACTGGATTTGCAGCGGCACCTTGAAGCCATCTTCCGGCCTGCGATTGCGGAAGCGGATGAAGCACTCGCCCGCTTCGAACAGCGCACGGCTCACGATGGACTGCATGCCATAGAAGTCGGCTATGCCATCGGCATCGCACTCGTCGGTCCAGTCGAACCATTGCTCCATGATCTGCTCACGGAGGTCGGGCTGCTCGGATAGCAGCGAGGACGGCTTGATGCCGGTGCCGATCAGGTTCGCGGCGAAGCTCTCACCGGCTGCAACGGCGTGCGGGTTGTTGCGCATGACGTCGCGGCACCGCGCGCGCAGCAGATCACCGGAGGACGCGAGGATGGTGTTGGTCGTGAACTTCGTCGGCTGCCAAGACTTGAGCCGCCTGCGCTGCCGCCCGCCGTCGAAGTCGGCTTTGAACTTCTTGTCAGTCTCGACCGTGACCTCGGGAGCCTGAGGCTTGCTGATTTTCCCTTTGATGATCTTGCGCGCCATTACAAACCCTTGTCCCACGCGGTCGTCATTCTGATCTGGCGGATGCGCCTGCCGGTGCCCAGCAGGTCCTCAAGCTCTTCTTCGAGGTCGCCAAGGATTTGCCGAAGCTCAGCGAGCGACCTGAACTCGGTGCGCTTGTCACCGTAGCCCGCGCTATCGACACCGGAGACGATGATCGTCTTCAGCCCCTTGATCTGCTCAGCGATTTCTTCCGGCGTTGCCGCCCGACCCATGCGCCTGACAAGCCCCTGCGGCACCGCGACCCGCTGCGGAAACTGAGCGGCGGTCGGCGGAACGTTGACGGTCTCGATGGTGGTCTGCGCGGGCGTTTCGGTGATGGTCGTATGGTGACCGGGCGTGTCGTGCGGCTCAGCGTGCGGGCGAACCGGCTGCTGAACCGGAGCGGTGCTGAACGGCTGAGCGGGGCTGATGCCGTGCGCGGGGCGGCTGAGCGGAGTGGGATTGATCGCGGGGCGCGGAGTTGGATTGATCGCTGGCGCGGCGGGTGACGCCAACTGCTGCTTCAGCGTTTTGATTTCTTCGAGAAGTTGTTCTCGGGTTGGCTCGGGCACGGGGCGGTCCCATTCATGCCCCCAGATAGTTCGACCGAATGATGCGCCTGCCCCCTCTCCGTCCTGACCTTGCGACAACGGCGGATGGGATTGGCGGTGCTTCGATTGGTGGTGCGACTACCTCGGGTGGGGTTTCCGGCTGCCTGCCGACGCCATCCGTAGGACGGATTTGGGTTTTTTGCAATGGGATGCGTTGGACGTTCAGGAGGTACCCCGCCGCCGCCTGCATCGCCTCGCAGTCGAAGAAGTGGTTGTCGCGGCTTCGCTGAACCCACTCGACCTTGCCCGACGCCTGCTTCAGCCGCGCTTCCGAAACAAGCTGATGGCAGTAGTCGTCATCGACGCCGTTGAACACATGCCAGCCGCCGATGTGATCGGGTGGCCATCGCAGCCGCTCATGCACCCATGACTTCCAGTGATCGGTGTCGAGGCGAACGAGGTCCAGCCCGTACTTCGCCGCCTTGCCATCCTTCCGGCTGACTTCAATCTTCGAGAAGATCAGCGGGGTCCGCATCGCTGACGACGCGCCCTTGGTCGGTCGGACCCGCCGCATGAACCGGCGGCAGAACTCGTAGATGCGATTGATCGGAAGGGTGTCGGTCTTGCCGGGTCGGAAGCCGCTGTCCACGAAAGCGAGCTTGATCGGCATGCCGTCGATGGGCGTCGAGACCAGATCACCAAGCGCTTCCCAGATTTCCTCCTCAGCAGTCTCGCCCCGGAGGTAGCCGTAGTTGATCAGCCATGACGAAGCGCGCGCGCCCCAGCCCCGGATCACCCACGGGATGGAGTGCTTCTGAACGTCACAAGCCAGCGTCAGATACAAAACGTCCTCGGGCACCTCGCCGCGCTTGTAGGTCGCGGCTCGGGACTTCTCCTTGATCTCGACCCACTCGGGGACCTCACCGCCACCGGGCGAGTAGAGTTCACCGAAGCCCGCGTTCATCGCCTGCTGCACCATCGCGTCGTCGCCCGACTGCTGGGCTTCGACCAGCGTCGAGATGCGGTCACGGGTGGAGACGAACGGCGAGGCCAGCCCGCTCACCCAATAGGATGCGGTCAGGCTCTCTCGCGGCGCACCATGAATGTTTCCCTTGGCGTCAACCGACTGACCCGGAGCGACGAAGCGCCCGTTCGCATTCATCGTCTCCTTGTGACGCTCCTCGATCACGCCATGACAGGCGGGGCATTCGATGAACGCCTCGCGCCCCGCTTCGAGCGGCGATGCCTTCAGCGGAAAGCGAACGAGGTTGAAGCGCGGCACGAAGTACTCGCCGCACTGAGGGCACGGCCAGCACCAGTGATGCCGGGTGCCCTGCTGCCAGAGTTGCCAGATGGGGCTTTCGATGTCCTCGGTCGGAGCCGCGTCCCAGAAGTGCAGTCCTGAGGTCACGTCCTGCACGGCACCGACCCGCCCCTTCTTCGGGGTCGACGTCACGACGCAAACGAAGTCGGCGTAGGTATCGCCGCGCCGCTCGACCAGACCGAGAGGCCCGCCCTGATCATTCACGTTGTCGCGCATCTCGTCGTACTCATCGACCAGCGCGAGTACTGCGGGATCAGATTTCAGCGCGCTGGATGATCCGGCATGCGCGAGCCTGAACGGGACGCCGCCGACCATCTTGCGGGTCTTGGTCATCCGCTTGCCGCGAATAACTTTCTCCATCAGCGTCGGCGCTTCATCAAGCAGCGACATCACGCGAGGCTCGAACTGCTCGCTGAGGAATTGCTTGTTGGGACCGACATACAAAATCGGACCCGGTCGTTGGTCGAGGCGCTGACCGGCAACGTCGAGCATCAACTCGGTCTTGCCGGTCTGCGCGCCGAACACCAGAACGACCCGCTTGTAATCTCCTGAGGCGATCATCCGCCCCGGCTCAACAATGTACGGCGTCAGATACGGGTCACGCGGACCCGGCACGCCTGAGGTCTGCGGATGCGTCCTGTTCGTCACCGCCCATTGATCCGGCTCCATTGGTTTGGACGGGCGCGTTAGAAGCTCGACGCGCGCCCAGAGCTTTTGCTCTCTCGGCGGCAAGATCAGCGATGGCGTCAAGGATGTCATGCAAAGCCGTTTCTATCGTTCGCCTGAACTGTAGATCACGGGTGACCCGCGCTGGTAACCCTGAAATTTGCAGTCGGAATAAAGCGACCACCGCTTCGATCACCGCGAGCGCTTCTTCCAACTCGATCAGCCGACCTTCGCGCTGGGCGTTCTTCAACTCCACTTCGCGTGAGCGCGCGTCGGTGATGCGAGTGTGCGCGGCGGTTTTATTTGCGCGCCGGTCTTCGTCATCTCGAAAACGAATATAGCCTTGGACGACATCGAGCAATCGGTAGCGCTTATCGTTCGCGGGACCTGAGGCTGTGATCCAGCCCTGCTTCGTCAATTGCCTGACCCGCTCCCCGCCCTTCATGATCAGGCGGGCGGCTTGCTCGGTGGTGAGCAGGGGTCCGCGCGGGTGGGCATCGGCGGCAATCCCGGCTTCCGGGTTAAGTGTTTGATCTTCGGGCATAATTTAGCCTCCAAACTTTCTGCTTTATTTTGCCAAGCAGGACTTCACATTCCGCTTTGAAAGGCCCATATGTGGGCTTCGTTAATGAGTTGCCTTCACCGCCCCCGCCGGGGGCACCGACCCGGAGCCTACCATGACCGCCCTGACCGCCCCGACCGCTGACCGCCTGAACGCCCTGACCCTCGGGCTGGAGTTCGAATGCTACCTGCCGCACGGCACCAGCATGTCACAGGGAGCCGCTGCCGTCAGCAGCCGCCTCGGCGCGCCCTGCCCGGTCATTCCTTACAACGCCGCTCACCAGACCATCACGACTTGGAAGGTCACCACGGACGGCTCGCTGGGTGACTATCAGCGCGGCGCGGAGTTCGTCAGCCCGATCATTTCGGGCGAGAACGGTGACCGCCAAATCAAGACGGTCTGTGACGCCCTCACCGACCTCGGCGCAACGGTCAGCAAGGATTGCGGCTTGCACGTCCATGTCGGAGCCGCCGGTCAGCCGCTCGACTTCTTCAAGAACCTCGTCAGGATTTACCAAGCCTACGAGGGCATCATCGACGGCATGATGCCGGTGAGCCGCCGCCGGTCAACGAACGTTTTCTGCCGCAGCCTCGCCTCGGTGAGCGCAGCCGCCATCAACAACGCTCACAGCGTCAGCGCGCTGGCTGAGGCGATCAGGAGCGCGAGCCGCGCGGGTGAGCAGCGTTATCACAAGCTGAACCTCGCCGCCTTCAACCGTCACCGCACGGTGGAGTTCAGGCAGCACTCGGGTACGACCGACGCGACCAAGACCGCGATGTGGGTTTCGATTTGCCGCAAGATGGTTTTGGCCGCTCAGCGCACCGACCTGAACTTCGGTCAGGCGGTCAGCAGCCAGCCGCTGAACCGCGCCCGCCGGGGCACCAAGGCTCACCGCATCGGTGAGATGCTCCTGCGCGCTGAGGGCGTGACTGGCCGCGAGATTTGCGCCGAGATGAACTGGCCTTCGGTCAGCGTCCCCGCTCAGGCGCGCTCGGCTGGGCTGACGGTGGTGAGCCAGCGCACGGGTCGTGAGGTTCGCTACTTCGCCGCCCGCGCTGAGGCGCAGACCCCCAGCGCACTGGTGATCAGCATCAACGGCTTCGCTGACCTCCTGAGCCTCACCGACGCGGAGCGCGCTTACATCACGGAGCGCACCGCGAACCTCAGCAACAACGCCATCGCATGGGCTGCCTAACGGCAGCCCCCGCCTGACCTCACCCGACAAGGACCATGACCATGACCCTCTACTTCGCATACGGATCAAACTTAAACCTGAGCCAGATGGCTCGCCGCTGCCCCGCCGCGAAATCGGTCGGCGCGATGAAGCTGGATGACTGGAAGCTGGTCTTCCGGGGAGTGGCTGACATCATCCCTTCGCCCGGTGACGGAGTGCAGGGCGCGGTCTGGAAGCTCACCCCGGAGTGCGAAGCCGCGCTCGACCATTACGAAGGCATCGACGGCCAAGTGTATCGCAAGGAGTACATCGCGATTGCGCCCTTCGACTTCGACGGCGTGACCCATGAGGACCTTCTGATTTACGTCATGAACTCGGAAGGCATCATGCCGCCCAGCGAGACTTACTACGGCGTGATCAAGCAAGGCTTCCGCGACTTCCAACTGCCGCAGGCAACGCTGACCGCCGCGCTCGAAGCGAGCCACCGTGACAACGCGCCCTCGCATGTCGAGCGCCAGCGACTACGCCGCAACGGTCGCCCGACCTTCGCGCCGCGCCCCAGCGAAGTTCGCAAGCAGCCGACGAAGCAGAAGCTCAGCGAACAACGCCGCGCGGCTCAGGCAGCCGACGAGGCATCGCGAAAGCTGAAGCGCAAAGCTCAGGAGACGAAGCCGCAGTTCGACCTCGACCTCTACCGCCGCGCGATGATCACCTACGGAGATTGATGTGAAGTAAGACTTCCCCTTCGAGAAGTTCTTGCCCATATCAGAACGACCGGGATGGGCTGGCCCCGGAAATTGATCAGCCCACAACGTCCGAGAAAGGACAACGCTATGACTATGAACCTGATCCACCTGACCAAGCTCCTCACCCGCGCCTACCGTGAGGACGAGGGCGATGCGATGCCGACCGCTCCGGTCAGCATCAACCCCGCAGCCATCCGCAACTTCTATCCCCGCAACGATGGCAAGCCGGGGACGCGGCTGACCTTCACGGACGGCGGCGGCTACGTCGTCACCGAGAGCTACGCTGACGTGAAGCGCTACCTCGAAACGGGCGAAGCCCCCGTGCAGCGCGAGCCGATTGCGCTCGTCACCGACGCCTCGCTGAACTGACCTGAGCAACGCCCCCGGCAATCCCGCCGGGGGCACCTCGCCTCATAAGGAGCCGACCATGAAGAACGAACCCAAGAGCCAGAAGCCCGCGCAGACCATCTCGCCTGACGTGATCAAACTATGGCGTGAGCGGATGGGCTACGAGCCTCAGGATGCCATCGACGCCCTCGGCGTCAGCGCGAGCGAACTGCTCGACTGGGAGCAGGGTCACCGCCCCATCCCGAAGCACATCGCACTCGCGATGGCGGCGCTCGCGATGGACCTCTCGCCCTTCGGTCACCAGCCGAAGTAGATCAGACCGCAGCCCCGGTGGAATGCCGGGGATGCCTTTCGAAGTGGAGTTGACCATGACAACGCGAGAAGTACTTCCGCCGCCGCCGACCTCAGCCGACGCGCTGATCGAATGGCGAGCCGCTCTGAAGTTCACGCAGCGCGAAGCCGCTCTCGCGTTGGGCTGCTCACGCACCGCACTTCAAAACTGGGAGGCGCGGGTCAACGAGGTCCCGCCCTTCATCGGGCTGGCGATGGCTGAGGTCAGCCGCCGGTACCGGAGCCGCCGGTCAGCCCCGGCTGCCGCCTGAGCCGAAGCCCTCCAGCGCCGGGTGGCGGCTGAGCCACCCGGCAGCCGGGGGCAGCCACCCGGCTGAGCCGCCCCCGCCCCGCCGCACAGGCGGCTCAGGGCGCGCCCGCGCGGGTCAACTGGGACGGTCGTCCCACCCGGCAGCCTGAGCCGCCCCTGAGCCGCCCCTGAGGGGGCTGGAACCGGGGCGGTTTTATTTTGAGAATTATGCCAAGGGGGGCTTCACATCCTGAGCAGGCAGGCCCATATGTGGGCTTCGTTATTGCCTTGCTGAGCCGCCCCGCCGGGGCAGCCTGAACCACCGGAGCCGACCATGACCCGCACGCCCAGCCAATTCCGCGCCTCCCCGAAGCAGCGCGCCTACTTCGCCAGCCTGACCGGCGAGGCGATGCCCTTCGACACCTCGAAGTCGAAGGCCAGCAGCCTGATCAAGAAAGCCCTCGCGGGCGAAATCACCCGCAAGCAGGACGAGGTCAGCGTTCGCGGCTGGCGCTTCACCGGGCTGGCTGCCGAGTGCCTGATCCCCGAGATGAAGGTCGTCAAATATGAGGTCGTCAAAAACTATCAGGCGGTCGCCTCGCAATTCGCGACCCTCGCTGAGGCGGAAGCCTTCGCGCGCAGCCGCTTCCCCGACGCGGCGATCACGGTCAGCGCCGATGTGATCGGTCACTACATGGACTGACCCTCAGCCCAGCGCGCCCCTCACGCCCCGCCCGACGCGGGGCTGAGGCAGTAGGGGAGCCACCCGGCTCACCCGCTCACAGACGGAGACGACCATGACCCGCCCCACCACCGCAGCGATCAGGAACGACGGCTGCCGCTTTTACATCAGCTACCTCGGTCGCGGCACGCGCAGCCGCAAAGAATACAAGACCGAAGCCGGGGCGCGCCGCGCCGCTGATCAGGCTGGCGAAGTGGTCGACCCGGCTCCCGCCAAGTACGTCCTCCCGATTTACCTCGACCCGACGAGCGAGACCTACATGAGCGCGTGACCCTCACGCGCCACCCGGCACCGGCCCCGCCCCCGCGCGGGGCTGAGCCAGTAGGAGCGGCAGCCGCCGCCCCGCACAAGCCCAGCAGGGGCAAGGAGCAGACCATGAACGCCTTCAAGCAATTAAACGGACGATGGGTCATCGCGACCACCGAAGCGAACGCAGCCACCGGGTCGGTGCTGACCGTCACCAAGCGCAACGGCGAGACGCAGACCCTCACCCTCGGCATGCCGCTCGGCAGCGGCACCTACGGCACGCGCCTCTTCGCGATTGCCCCGGCGGCTCGCGCCCCGGCAGCAGCCGCTGAAGCGGTCGGTGACCTCACCCCGATCATGGCGCTCTTCAACCGCGCCCGCGCTCACCTCAAGTACCCCGCGATTGTCCTCGACGGCTTCCGGGTCAGCATCGCTGGAGCGCGCGCCGCTCACCCCGGCTCGCTGAACGTGACCGGCATCGAGAAGCACTTCAACGCTCAGCGCGGGCGGGACGAGCGCACTTGGTTTGGCCGGGTCACCCTCGACGGCTCCTTCGCTCCCAGCCGCTCAGCGCCCGCAGACCTCGCGGACAAACTACGCGCCTTCGCCGCTGACCCGGCGGGAGTGGCTGCCGCCTTCGGTCACCTTCACGGAGCCTGCTGCTTCTGCATGCGCGCGCTCAGCGATGACCGCTCGACGGCGGTCGGCTACGGACCCATCTGCGCTGATCACTACGGGCTGCCTTGGGGCGAGGCACCGGCTGAGGCGGCTCCGGTCGCTGAGCGCGACCTCGGCACCGCGCGGGGCACCGCTCAGAGCCGCGCCCGCCGCCGCGCCCGCGAAGATGCGGCGCGCCTCTACCCGCAGCCTGAGCGGGATTGCACCGACCCGGATTGCCGGGTCTGCGAAGTCGCCTGACCCTCACCGCCCCGCCGGAAGGCGGGGCACCACCCTCACGGAGAACGACCATGAAAGTTTTTGTTTACGGCACCCTGCAACGCAACCGCAGCAACCACGGCTTCATCGCCAAGGCGACCTACCTCGGTGAGGCGGTCACCGACAACACCTTCGAGATGATCGATGTCGGCGGCTTCCCGATCATGCGCCCCTCTGACGGCAGGAAGGCGCGGCGCGTGAAGGGCGAGCTTTTCGACATCGGCAAGGACACCAAGATGCTCGCCGCGCTCGACCGGCTCGAAGGAGTTGATCGCGGCTTCTATGAGCGGGTCAACGGCTTCGTCATGTGCGACGGCAGGCGCAGGCGCGCAGCCTACTACATCAGCCACGGCGAATATCACGCGCCGGTCGTGAAGCCCAACAAGGACGGCTTGCTCGAATGGAGGGCGCGCGCATGAAGGTTCACGTCTACGAAATCGACCCTGACGGATACGAGATACCTCTCGGCACCGCCGCGCTGATCGAAGTCATCCCCGACAATGACACCCGGTACAAGGCTGAGCGATACCTTCGCGAAGTCGGTCGCTACTGGCACGGCACGGTCGGTCAACTCGTCCTGCTCATGAATGGAGAACGCAAGTGAAGTTCGTTGTTATCAATCCCAAGAAGCGCACCATCGAAACGGTCGATTGCGAAAGCCTGATCGACGCGCAGACCGCCGCCGGTCTCGGCAACGTCGATCACGGCATGCTCGCCGCCCGCATCGGATATGTGGTCGATGAATTTGGCCTCTACTCCAGCCCGATGACGCAGAGCTACTTCGGCATCAAGGGTCGCCTGATCGCCGGGGTGAGCGTCCTCTACGGTATCGATGATGCCGGGGAGAACGTCCCGCTCATGAAGTCGCAAGTGCCTGACGCGACCTTCTACCTCGGCGTCAACGATGTCGAAGCCGCCATCGCGCGCGGTGAGGTCGCCCGCCCGATTTCATCTTTCAACGGCAGGGAGTTCTGGCGATGGCCGCAGCCCGCACCGAAGGGAGTGATCCGATGATCCGTGATCACCTCATGATACGCCAGAAGATATCCGATGGGCGCGACTGGATGTCAGCGTTCATGCTGAAGCACGGAGTGGAGTACCGCTTCGGCCCCGGCTCCTTCACCGGACCCCGCGCTGAGCAGGGCGCTTGTTTCAAGAACGCCACCCTGCTGATGCTGCGCGAGCGGCACCTCACCTACGCCGAAGGCGTCGTCGGGGTCTACGGCATCCCCATCGATCACGCATGGTGCGTTGACCCTGACGGCTTGGTGATCGACCCGACGCTCGACGCCGCGATCAGCGGCGGGGGCATGGAGCGGATCACCGGCTACTTCGGCGTCCCCTTCCGCCGGGAGTACGTCGAGCGCGCCATCATCGCCAACGGCTTCTACGGATTGCTGGACGGCTGGCATGCCCGAAAGACCCTGCCGAAGCTGGTCGAACTTGGCCTCGCTGACGGGCAGGCGTGGCTGCTCAGCGGCGCGCGCAAGCTGGGGGCGGGGGTTGCCGCCCTCCTCTGCGCCGCCGCGCTGCTGGGCGCGCCTGAGGCTCAGGCGCAATCGCGGGTGGTCTATGGTCCTGACGGCAGACCCGTTGCGCAAATTCACAGCGACTACGCGCGCGGCACCGCGACCGAATACGATGCCAAGACGGGGCGGGTCACCGGGCGCGCAACCACCGGGTCAGACGGGACCATCACGGTTTACGGTAGCGACGGTCGGGTCAGGGAGCATATCGCACCCGGCTCAGGGAGGAAGCCATGAAGCACGACGAAATCTCACCGGAGCAGAAGGCGATGATGAACGCCATCGCCAAGACCATCGACACCGCGCTGAACGGCACCGGCCCGAAGCATATCGGCTTCGCGCTGCTGACCTATCGCTTCAACGAGGACATCACCGGCACCGGGCGCATCAACTACATCGGCAACGGTCAGCGCGAGAACGTGCTGGTCGCGCTGAAGGAGTTGGTCGCGCGCTGGGAAGGTCGCTACGCAGAACCGGAGGGCAAGCAATGAGCGAAGAGCGATGGCACGAACAGGCGAACGTGCGCAGGCTGGAAGCCAGCAACGAGGCGCTGGAAGTGAAGCTGGACAAAGCCGACGCCCGCATCGAGGCGCTGGAGGCGGCGCTGCGGGAGATTTTAGGCGGGGCACCCGACGCATTCGACCTCGCCCGCGCCGCCCTCGCACCGGAGCAAGACAAATGAGCAGCCACGACGACCACGAATACATCGCGGAACTGAGAGCACGCAACGAAGTGCTGGAGGCGGCGCTGCGCCGCGCTGACCAGTTCATCACCAATGGCATTGAGTTGGGATACATCAGGATGCCGGATGTTCCTGACAGCGCACATCAGACGCCGGGCATCATCCGCGCCGCTCTCGCGGAGCAAGCCAAGTGAAGCCGCCGCGCAAGCCATACACCGACGAGCGCCGCGCCAAGATCAGCGCGGCACTCAAGGGCAACAAGAACGGGGCGGGCGTCAGGACGCACGAAGCCCGATTGAACATCAGCCGGGGCAGACGCAACGGTGCGAAAGCAGGAGGAGAGAAATGAAGCGCGTGATCCTCGAAAGCCCCTACGGCTCACCCTCACCGTGGCAACGGTTCTTGAACCGCCGCTACGCGCGCCGCTGCCTGCTCGATTGCCTCAGGCGCGGCGAGGCACCGTTCGCATCGCATCTGCTCTACACCCAAGTGCTGAACGATCAAGAACCGGCTGAGCGCGAGTGGGGCATCGCCTCAGGCTTCGCGTGGCTGGAGATAGCCGACGCCTCGGTGGTCTACTTTGACCGGGGCATCTCAGCCGGGATGCGCGCGGGCATCGACGCCGCTCAGCGCGAAGGCGTGCCGGTCGAGTACCGCTCGCTCTACAAAGCGGTCGATCACGAAGTGCATGTCCCGCCCCTCCCCAAGTCACGCAGCGGCGGTCGAAGCACGCTCGACATCACGCTCCTCTTTCAGCATGGCAAAGCTCTGCCCGCTGGCCTCATGTACCGCCGCGTTTCCGGTGACGTTCTGCCATCGGGTCACAACGACATCGACATAGGCTGGATTGATTTCGACGGCGAAGCACCTGCGCCCTGATATCTCTGCCGCGATCAGCGTGGTCCCCGAACCGACGAACGGGTCATAAACCGCATCGCCGGGGACCGAGTTGTTCTCCATCGGCTTCCGCATGCACTCGATGGGCTTCTGCGTCGAGTGATCGGTCTTGCCGTCATCGACGCTGCCCTGCGTGCGATGCATCTTCTGAATATCCCAGCACGTCGATTGCGAGCGGTCACCAGCCCAGTGACCCGTCGCTCCCTTGCGAACCATGTACCAGCACGGCTCATGCTTCCAATGATAGTCGCCCCGCCCGATCACCAACGCGTTCTTGACCCAGATGATCTGCGAGCGGGTCACGAAGCCCGATGCCGCCAGCGTGGACTGAACCGGACCCGCGCTCACCCCGCCGTGCCAAACGTAGGCGACGTCGCCCTTGAACAAATCCCATGCCGCCTTCCAGTCGATGCGGTCATCGTTATCGACCTCGCCCTTCGCAATCTTCTGGGTCACGGTGTTCAAGCCCTGAGCCAGCCGCCAGCCGGGGTCGTACTCCACTCCGTAAGGCGGGTCGGTCACCATCAGATGCGGCTCGCCACCCGCAAGCACCGCGCTCACATCCTCAGCCTTGGTCGCGTCACCGCAGATCAGCCGGTGACGACCCAGCACCCAGATATCGCCCCGCCTGCTGACCGGCACCACCGGGACCTCGGGAGCCGCCTCAGGGTCGCTCTCGGTGTCGAGCATCACATCAAGCAGCCCCGCCAACTCCTCATCCTCGAAGCCCAGCCGCGTCAGGTCGAAGCCGCCCTCCCGAAGGTCCAGCAATTCCAGCTTCAGGATGTTCTCGTCCCAGCCGCCCGCCAGCGTCAGTTGGTTGTCAGCGATCACATAGGCGCGCCGCTGCTTCTCGGACCAGCCCTGAGCGATCACCACCGGGATGTGCCCCGCCGGGATTGGCTCACCCGATGACATCACGATGGTCCCGCCGCCCGCATAAATCTCAGCCGCCGCCAGCACGCGCCCGTGCCCCGCAATGATCGAGCCGTCCTCGACGCCCTCACATCCCCGCGCGATCAGCACCGGCATCGTCCAGCCCCACTCACGCATCGCCCCCGCAATCGCCTCGACCTGATCAGCCGAATGCGTGCGGGAGTTGCGGGCGTAGGGCGTCAGCGTCCCCGCCTCACGATATTCAATCGCCGCGCCGATGCTTGTCATATCCCCGCCTCTCAGATTTGCCGTTTGCAATCAAAGCCTTAAAAATCAAAACCGAAATATGCGAAAGGCCTGCGGTCGCGCGGTCCCCCCACTTCCCCTCACGCCCGGTAGGACCCAAAGGGGGGTGGGGGTGCATCCGATTGATTTCGTTCATAGATCAAGCGCCATATCAATCTGATCTGATCGCATCGTCGCCTCGCCATTGCCATGCGCCTCACGCAGACGAGAGGCGAGAGCCTCTGACCTCGACCAGTTCATAGATGATGATCCATCAGGGTCATCCTCTCTCGTCTTGATCGCATGACAGTTGGCGCAGAGTAGCTGATAGCCCTCACGCATGCCATTGACGATAGCCCTGTGCGTAGCGATGCCTGTCTCACCACTCTTGCGCTTCCCGTTCAGCCCTCGGCGTGCTGGCTTGACGTGATCGAACTGGAGCGCACGCTCATCATCGAAGCCGCAACGCTGGCAGCGCCCACCCATGAGGGCGATGGCCTGCCGCCTGACCTTGGCGCGATGGATAGCGTGCTTGCTCTTGCTCATAGACGAACAGTGCCAAGCACTTAGCTCAGCAGTCAACGCCCCTCATCGCCGCGCCGTACTCATCGCCTTCATCACAGCGAGAGGGATGGTGCGACGAAGCTCGCGCTCCATTGACGTAGCGAAGTCCTCATAGAAGGGGACGCGCCTTGGTATCTTGGTTGCTGCCTTCAATGCATAGACCATCTTCAATCGGCCTCGTCCATCGCGGGTGAAGAGGTTGCCCCTGATCTCGACAGCGGTCTTGAGGTTGCGAGGCTTCAGGTTGGACACCACGCCCTTACTGGTACGGCGCACGCCGGTCACCGGAACAGCGAGACGCCCCTTGCCCTTCGGGGTGCGAACGCCGCCCTTCGCCTGCATCTGAAGGTTACCTCTGTTCAGGCGATCATAGATTTCGACTGCGAGGGATTGCTTGGACGCGCGTGCCTGCTTGGTGGTGAGGGATGCACCGATGAACGAACTGTTGCGCGCGGTGACGTGAGTGGGCCACGTCTGCTTGATCAGGAACTGCCGGGTCACATCGGCTGAGCGGTTCATGGCGAGGGCGAGGGCGAAGGGTATCTGGTCAGCGCGTGCGCCCAGCGATGCGGCGTAGGCTCCCAACTCCTTGAAGTCGAACTCCACCTTGATCATTGGCAGCCCCTGATGGAAGTGAAGCGCACCCCGTGAGGAGTGCGCCCCTATTGGATATCCCTACTCGTTCGCGGTCGCCACTTCCTTTTTGGGCACGCACTTCTCGGTGCCGTCCTGAAGGGTCACGACCACCTGATCCTCACCGCCTTCTTCGTTGAAGCCCTCGTCGCCTTCTTTGGCGGGGCGCGAACTGCGGATTGGTCTACCCTGATACGTCTGCATTTTAGTCCTCCTTGGAAGGTCGGCGTTGGTGCCGACACGGCTCCAACGCTCAGGCAAGCCCTTGGTTGCCATGCGCTCAGCCTTGCCCTCCGCGAACGTGCGGTGGCGATACCTCGGCAGGCGCGTGATCCTGAACACTCGATCACTCTGCTCTCCCTTTTTGGTTTGTCCGCGCTTCGGTCCCACCATGATGACCGCCCGCCTGATCTCCTCACCCTTTCGACGCTCCATCCGCGCCATCAGCAAACCCCACACCACCCGGCGAACCTGAAAGCCGTTTGACTGCTGATTGCTAATCGCCCACGCCTTCGAGTTCGCTGCATGCTTCAACTGCTCCACGGCGGCATCTCCTTCTGAACCCTGAGCAGCGTCTCCAGCACGGCGGTCATCGCCTGCGTCTGGTGATCAGCGGTGTTCTTGTCGAGCTTTCCCTTGGCGATCAATCGGTCGTACACCACTCTGCGCTTGCCCAGTTCGCGTTTCACTTCGCTGATCTGCTGATCGAGTGTTGTCACGTTCGCGCTCCTCCAATGACCTGTCGCCTGACCGTAGGTGGTCGAACCACCACAGCCGCTGCTTATCGAACCGCGTCCATGCCTCAGGAGTGATCTTGTCATAGCCGCCATACGCCTCCACCAGCTTCTGAAGGTCAGGACCTTCTCGCTTGCTGAACTTCGGGTAGGTCATTGCTTTGCCATCAACTGCCTGAGCGTCTGCTCGCACGCCCGCTCAGCTTCGATGCGGGTCTTCCAAGGACCGCCTTCGATCATGTTGGCGCGCCGCTTGCCGAACGGCCTCATGTCGGCAGAGTTGTTCTTCCAGCTTGCCTTGAAGCCCGACCACTCCGGGTCGCCCTCCTCAAGCTCCTCGCTGATGCAGAACGAGTAGCCGTTGGTCGCGGCCAGCCACAGTCGCATGTTGGGCATCGCGCACGGCAGCGGATCAAACCTCATAGCAACCTCCCCTGTGCTTCGCGCTGAGCCTTCTTCTCGGCTGCGCTGATTGCCTGCTCCAGTGTTTTCGCCTCAGCCTTTAACAGCCGCATCTCGTCAGCGACTGGTGCCCACTTCCGATTGAACGCATCGAACTCCGGGTAGAGCGCGTGCCGCGCCTCGGCTCCGTCAGGCGTCCATTGCTTCACGATCAGCTTGGTGTAGCCGTTGATGTCGATGTGACCGCAGGGAAACGTCCGCATGATCCGCTCGCGCCGCATCTCGCGCGCTGACCAGTACTCGCGCATCCGCCCCTTGAGGTCGGCAAGCCGTCCGTTGACCTCAGCGAGCCGGTAGGCGCTATCGCTCATGCTCAATCGCCTTGTCCACTGGTGCCGCTCTCCAATCCGGCCACGCCCTGCCCTCGTTGCGGGTGAGCGTTGCTTCAAGCTGCGCGACAATCTGCTCCGGGGAATGACCGGCACGCCATGCGCCATCCAGCGCGAGCGTCACCACGTCAATCCACTCCTTGAGGTCTGTCGGGTCCTCCTCGACCTCGACAAGCTCCTTGCAGATGTGATCCACGATGCCCTTGGCGCGAGAGCCGGGACCGAACGTCCGCTCCGAGAACGCGCGCTGACGCCTGAGGTAGTCGATCAGGTCGAAGTCAATGCCCGCCACGACGCACCCCCAGCCTGACGCAGCCCTGATCTTCAAGCCGGATGATCAGTTGGTCGCCCCTTTCGGCAACGCAGTACTTGCCCATCCATTTCTCGATCAGCCTTCCGTTCTCCTCGGTGAAGGGGAGGATGCAAGCCTTGCCGAACTCGCTATCGGGCATCTGGAGTTGAAACATCTTCTCGCCCCGCCTCGGCTTGTAGGTGTCCACGTCAGGGATGATGGGCACCCGAATGCTGGTCGCCCACTCCTGACCGACCGCCGCGCTGGTTTTGCCGTCCTTGATGCTCATCGCTTCCCCCTCAGCAGTCCGTTCAGCGACGGGTCGGTGCCGTGCGCTTCCAACTCCATCAGCAATGCCTGCAACGGGATGTTGGTGAGCATCGCCGCCTCGAAGCTCTCTCGCGTGATGCTGCCCTCCCGCAACAGGTCCATCCCGATTGCTTCGTCAGCCCTCAGGAAGTCGCGAAGGGCGTCGATCAGCTTGATGTGACACTCCAGCCAGTCCGGGGTGTCATCCAGCGTGCGCGCGATGTTCATCCGGCCTTCTCCTTCTTGACGATGGCGTCCTCGACTGCTCGCTTCAATTCCTCGCTTGGCTCGCGTTTGCCGTACTCCGTCTCGTCCCACCACCGCTTGCGGAGCGAGAGCGGCAGGCTGAACCAGTGCTTCGCCATTTCATCGCTGAGCCTCATGCCCTCCTCCACCATCGTTCGACGCGGCGCACCGCGACTGCGGTCATCCGCATTGCCACGATCATCCAGACGAACAGGATTGCGCTGAGGGCGAAGAAGATCAGCCCGATCATTTTTAGCGTGCTGAGCGGCGATGGGATGCGGATCATCGCATGCGTTCCTCGTACCGCCGCCCCGCGTCATCCTCAGCAAGCGCCATCCGGGTGTCGGACTTCGCCGTGCCCTTCGCCCATGCGATGTTGCGGCTCTTGATGAAGCCCCGAGTGTACTCCGAGATGGTCCCGGCGGCAGGCAGGCTCTTGAACTGCGGGGGCGGCCAGTTGCCGTGCTTCTCGCGGTACTTGTGGCTGACCCACCCGGTGTTGAAGCCGCGCATGAGCGCGTGAGCCTTCAACTCCGCATAGAACACCGCGCGGTCCAACTCCTCGACCACCTTCGGCTTGCGCTTCAACTCGCGAAGCTCACCCTCATCCGGCTTGATGTTGCTGACCACCTCAGCCTTGAAACCGCACTGAGGGCACGTCGAGATGCGCGGTGATCGGAGGTAGGCGCACTTCGGGCACTCCTTTGGCAGCCTGATCCCATCGGTGCGGTCAGCGCCAACGGGCGTGCTGCCCTCCTTCAGCTTGATGTAGCTGGCGTCGATGTCGGTGACGAAGCCCAGCCGCTGATGGTTGTCGGAGTGGTCGAGGATCAGGCAGTCGTCCTTTCCCGGTGCCGTTCGCAATCCGCGCCCGACAATCTGAACGAACAGCATGTCGCTCTTGGTCGGGCGGCAGAGGCTGATGCAGCGAACGTCCCAGTCGATGCCGGTGGTCAGCGTGCCAACGTTGCACACCACCTTGATCTTGCCCGAATGGAAGTCCCGCCTGATCTGGTCGCGCTCCTGATCCTTGGTGAAGGCGTCTTGGTAGCCGCATGGCACGCCTGAGGCTTCGAACTTCATCTGCAAGGTCTTGGCGTGAGCGCGATCAACCGCGAAGCAGAGGGTCTTGTCCTTTCCCCATAGCCGCTTCCATGTATCGACCGCGTCAGCGACCAGCGCGCCCTCCTGCATCTTCTTTGAGAGTTGCCCCTCATGATAGTCGCCAGCGACCGTTTTGATTTCGCTGAGGTCAGGATGGGTCGGGGCATAGACCCGGAAGTCGCTGAGATGCCCGTCTGCGATCAGCCCTGCCGTTGTTGCCGCGATGATGTGGCATTGCTCGCGCTCCTCTTTCGGCAGATGCCAAGGCCCGCGATAGACATCGCCCAGCCCCTTCGTCCAAGGCGTGGCGCTCAGCCCGATCACCGGACACTTGAAGCCATCCTGTGACAGCCAAGTGGCGTAGGCGGTGAACCAGCGGTGCGTTTCGTCAATCATCACGATGTCAGCCTCAGGCAGCCTCTCGCGCTTCATGAGCGTCTGCACTGAGGCAATCTGAACCGGCTGCGACCAGTCGGTCATGTGATGGTGGGCTTGGATCACTCCGACTTCGCTGACGCCCTGCTCGTAGAACATCCTGACGGTCTGGTCGATCAGGCTGATCGCCGGGACCGTGAACAGCACCTTCTTGCCCTTGGAGCGCGCTCGCCGCGCAATCTCGCCCGCGAACACCGTCTTGCCGAACCCGGTCGGTGCCTGCACGCACGCGCGCTTGTGACCGCCCGCAAACTTCTCCAGCAACCCGTCAATCGCGCCTTGCTGATCTGATCGTAGTTCACGCATGCCTTCCGCCTCCGTTGTTGCCGTTAATCGCCGTCATAGCCCAGCGCCCTTTTGATTTGCCTGACGATGCCTCGGTACGCATCGACCTCGGCTTGCAGCGAGATGCGCTCACGCTTCAGGTCTTCGAGCCGCTCGGTCGCCTGACGCAGTTGCTTCTCGACGTTTTGCTTCTTCACTTGACCCTCCCTGCCGTGAACCGCGACTGCATCTGCTCGACCGTCCATTTCAGGATGTCCTCGCGCTGAGCGAAGTACTTGTTTCCGAAATGCACATGCTCAATGCGCCAGCGCTTGTCGGGCGGCGCGGATGGATTGAAGTAGATGATCCCGCCGCTGCTGGTGCGGCTGAACTCGCGGTAGCCGTTGTCGGGTCGCGTGACGAAGGCGCGATGCTCTCCGTCATTGATCGGCTTCATGTTGACCTCTCCCTGAGAACGTCATTCCAGTCGGTGCCCTTGTCGGGTGGAAGCCTCACATCGACCTCGCGCTTGAGGTCGTCGCGCTGCGCTTCGAGGTACAGCCGCCGCGCCAACTCATGCGCCGCAGCCTGACCTGTATGACTATCATCGGTATCGCCAAAAACCAAGATGCGCTTGGCAACGGTCGGCGGCATCCAAGCCTTCAGCAGTTCTGCTGAGGTCGTCGCCCACACCGGCATGTTGAATATCTGAGCCGCCGCGAGCGCGGTCTCGAAGCCCTCGGCAACGCCCATCACCTCAGCCGCCTCGCCCAGCCTGATCGCCCCGCCCTTCGGCATGGTGTGACCCTGCACGAACATCCGGTTGGGCGTCACGTCAGCCCTGCTGCCGGTCTCGGTGAGGTAGACGCGCTGGATTTGTTTGCCCGCCCCCTCAGCGTCAACGAACCGCGCGAGCATGCCGGGGAAGATGCGCTTGCTCGGTGCGTGAGGCAGACGGGTGATCGCCCGAAGCGATTGATGCCCCTCGGCTTTCAGTCCGCGCGCGGTCAGGTAGCGACCCGCCGCAGTATTCGCTGTGATTAATTCACCCTGACCCCATAGACGCCGAAGGTCATTCGTGGTTGGCGGAACGGCACCCCCTGTTCGTGCTGGTTTTGTACTTGGTAGGTTGCCGATCACGGCATCGACTTCCCCGGCGGCGTGCTTGAAATCCCAGCCGCGAAACTTCATGAGCAGCAGCATCCCCTTCCCGGCACCGCAGCCCCGGCAGATGAACTCGCCCTCCCCGCCCCGGTCGGTGAACTGGAAGCGGTCGGTGCCCTTGCACATCGGGCAGGGCTGCGGCTTGCCGCTGAGGCTCGCTGACGGCAGACCAAGGACCGAAAGTATTTCACGCCAGCGACCATGCGCCGCCTCGTAAGTGCTGATTGTATTCGCCATCGCCTCACCCGTTCCGGCTGCCCCGCCCTCGCGCGCGCAACCACCAGTCTCTCAGTCTAGTTTAAGAAAGAACTTGGTGAAGGAAGGTTAAGTTTAAGTACCTCATCAACCAGTACTTTCTTTCTTATTACGACGCTGTGACCCGATGGAATTTGGACATGGGTCCGCGTTCGCCCGCGCGGGCGTTGTGCAGCATCGGTCGAAGGAAGTGGAGACGCCGCGCGCGCGGTGACCGGATGATTGCCGCGCCCCGGTCAGGCTGAAGCCTGTTCCTGCGCGAACCTGAAGTCGATTGACAGTGCGGGTGGGATTGATGTTTGCTTGAAAACGGATATGTTTTTCTAAGCAAGCAACCATCCCGCAGGTCAGTGCGGCTTCGGTTTCGAGGGCGACCCGTGTTGCAGCGAGTCGCCCTCAGCGCTTTCAGGGTGGCCCCGGTCGCCCCGACTTGGCAAGCCCCTTTCCACACCTCAGCGATCAATTTTTTCCAGCTACTACATCTAGCGTGCCGCTCAGCACCAAGTAGCAATGGGATGGTCAAGCTGCCCTGATGGGCAATGGGGCGGCTCAAATCACTTCCAGAAAGATGCGAAGGTGGACTTTGCTTTTTGAAAAGCATCGCTTACCTTGCCTCCTGTCGCACACGCCATACCGGCACCGCGACTTACATAGGAGGGCATCATGCCCGTTACCGAACTGCGGCCAGTCTATGACTTGGCCGACCCCGCGACCTGCGTCCTCGACCTCGCCAATCCGAAGCCTAAGGAAGTGTTTGCACTTCAGGAGGTGTTCGATGCGGCGATGAACAGCGGCGCAGACCTTGGTCCGCTTCCCGTTCACGATGGCTGGAATGACATCACGCCAGCCGTTGCAGTCGAACTCCTGAAGCGCAATCCTCCCGGTCAGAACCGGCGGCTTGATCCGACCAAGGTGTTCTACTACGCGAACCAGATGGCAGCGAACGACTGGAAGCCGACCGGACAGCCCATGCTGATCGACACGGACCAGAAGTTGGCTGACGCTCAGCACCGCCTCTACGCGGTTCTGATTTCTGGTGCCACCATCAAGACGTATGTCATCACCGGCATCGAGCCGGGGCTGTTCGCATACATCGACAATGGTGGCGCGCGCACCGCCAAGGATGCCTTGCAGACCGCAGGCTTCAATGGCGTATCTGCGGTGATCGTCAACATCATCAAGTTCGCAGAGAAGGTGAAGCACGGTGTCTATAACCACAGCGGACAGACGCGGCTCCCGCCGTTCAGCCCCGCCGATGTGTTGAGGCTCGCGCCATCCTACGTGAACGCCAAGAAGGCGGCGAGGTCAGCAACGTCTGACTGGTCCGATGCAACTGCCCTGCTGGGTGGTCGCAAGGACATCGTTGCCTACGTTGGCATGAGGATCATTGACGAGCATGACGAGGACGTGGCTGACGATTTCTTTGAGAACGTCATGTACACGGGCGATGGCGCTTCGGAATATTCCGTCGCACTCCATCGTGAGGTTGAGCGTGACAGCCGCGCTGAGAGGTCGATGCAGAAGCATCACACCGCAGCGATGCTGATCAAGGTGTTCAATGCGTGGAAGGCTCAGACCAGCCTTGGACGTCGCTGGATGCCGCAGATCAATGAGGACTTCCCGGTGTTGGATACCGGGACGCCTCAGGCTCAAGCCGCTTAATAGGACAGACCAACTGGGGCGGGCAGCGATGCTCGCCCCTTCTTTCCAACGGGAGTGACCGCCATGCCGACACCGAACCTTACCATTGTTGAAGACACCGCACCACTGACCATCACCGAATTGAAGCAGGCTTATGAGGTCATCGAACGCGAGCATGATAGGGCTGGCTTCGATCAGAAGGTCGCCGCGCTGTTCAAGCGCAGCAGGCTGTCGCAGCAGGAGATTGGCGATGCGCTTGGCCTTGGGCAGCAGTACGTCAGCCGCCTGCTGTGCCTTGGACGGTTCGTTGCACTTCTCCCTAACTTTACGCCCTCGGGCGTAATGTCAGGCGAACTCACCGAACGGGGATTTCGCAAGCTGTGGGACAACACCACCGGGCGCGATGAAGATGATCGCTTCCGCCAAGTGCTGCGTGCGATGGGGCATGACGTGATTGCCCCCGCTGCTGAACCCGTCATCGAGCCTGCGCCGCGTCGTGGACGGGTGGCGACCAATCGCTTGATCGAGGAAATTGCCGCAGAGCGCGGCGTGACCAGCGGTCAGCGCCTCAGTGATATTCGCAACGTAGTCGAGCATGGCGAACCGAACATCGTTGCGATGGTCCGCGCCAACGAAGTCGGATTGCAGGCTGCCGCTTCCTACGCAAGAGCGACAGCGCGCGCTGATCAGGTCGGTGCGACCCCCGCTGCCGTCAGGCGTGTTGGCAATCAGGTTCAGGCGGTCGGTCGAACGGCTGCGAGAACCGCAGCGCCAGCGCCGCGTCCTCCGCGCTCTGAGCCGCGCCTTGTCTCACGCAGCGAAGTGGTGACGGGAGGCGCTAGTGACGTGATCCTGACCCGCGAGCAGATTGATCCTGAGTTCACCGGCACCGATGCGGAGTTCAGGGAGCTTCACAGTCACACGCGCGTGCATACGGCAGAGCAGCAGGCGACATCCGCCTTCGGTGATCTTGCGGCGAGGGTGCGTGCGTTGTCGCGGTCGGATCAGGAATATGCGCGGCAGAACAACGGCTCCAGCATTCGCATCAATTTCCTCCTTCCCTACTGGATGAACTGGCTGCGCTCGCCGTCACCGCGCGACACCGCAAGGCTGCGTGAGGCGCTTGAACAGATCATGCCGCTGATCGAAGAGGCTCAGGCTGCGCTGGCGCGTGCTACCGCTACCTGATCAGCGCCTTGGAGAATATCGGTGCCGTCTTGCTCGCGAGGTCAGGACGCAGGAAGCGGCACTGGTAGTCCCATAGCGCGCAGGCATCAGCCTCGTCGGCGTTCGTCACAGCCCATCCCAGTTCGCGGCATCGCTCGACCGTCATCGGCTTTGCGATTGCCGACTTCATGTTGCGACCGAGAAAGTGCGCGCGCACTTGGCTCACCGACGCCTCGCGCAGTTCGAACTTCTCGTAGCACCAGCCTTCGAGGTATTCGCTCAGCCCAACCAGCAATCGGATGGTATCGATGTTCGTCTTGCCCGCCATGATCGATGGCACCGCAGGGCTTTCGTAAACGATCAGGTCGGGCTGGTGATCGCGGACATTCCACTCCGTCTCCAGCCACTTGCTGAAGGAGCGATAAGCACCAGCGCGCGAGCCACCCGGCTTGCCGAACCTGACGGTGCCGAAGGTCGGGATGGAGCCGGGTGAGCCACATGCCCATCCGGTCACCGTTGCGATGTCGAGCGCGAGGACCCTGCCGGTGAAGGTCACGCCGCGTCCTCCTCGTCATCTTCATGCTCCCACTTCATGATCACCCTGCGGAGTGACCTCATCGGGCGAAGCTCACCGATGGGGACCTGATGGTTGATCACCCCGGTCCCCAGATCACCGAGCGGATATTTCAGCACCTCCTTGCCCAGCAGCCAGCCGACGAACTCGACGTTGCTCTCATCGCTGGCGAGGATGCCGCAAACGTAGATGTCAGCCTTCACCTTGTCCTTCTCGACCAGCATCAGCATGTCGTCCTCACGCTCCTTGCGGGTCTTCACGTCACAGGTTTTCTTCGCCGCGTAGCCTTCGATGTTGAGATTGAAGTCGATGCCGTTGTCACCGTTCGTGCGCTTGCTGATGTCCACCGGGTAGCCGATCAGGCGACCGAACGTGAACTCGCCATAGAAGCCCGCCTCATCCATGTTCTTCGTCAGGATGCGCTGGCTTGGATTATCCCGGTGCTGCTCCGCGCGCCTGAGCGCGTGCTTCTTTACGTCAGCGCGCAGATCATCATCGACTATGACCGCAACGGCATCGTGACGGTGTTTCGGTAGCCACCTCATGTCTGCCCTCGCTTGCCCTTCAGGTTCACCACCTTGCCGATGCCCTTCGCCTTGAACTTCGTCGTCCGATCAATCTTCGCCTTGTTGGCTTTGACCCGCTCGTCCTCGCGCTTCTCACGCAGCGCCCGAAGCTCAGCTTCGCGCGGTCCCATCTTTTTCTCGGCCATGTTAACTTCTCCCGGTTGAAATGAGGTTGGCGGCTGCCGCCTGAGACAGCCGCCGCTCTCAGCTACGCTGCACCTTCGGCTGCGAGTTCGTGGTCCGAGCCGTTGGGCACGATGGACAGCTTCGCCGCCTTCGGCTTTGCCTCGCGCTTCTTCTTCGGCAGCGCGTCGATGCCGAACAGGCTCATCTGCTCCGCGTCACCCTGAGCGCGCGCCAGCTTGTCGAGCAGCTTCTGATCCTCGGCTTCGAGTTCAGAGTACAAGCCCTTCAGCCGTTCGATGGCCCTGACGATTTGGATTTCAATCTTGGCGACCTTCTGCGGGATGCCCTTCGCGGCCATGCCCTCGTAAATCGCCTGCATGCTCTCGCGCTCAGAACGCGCCGCCTGCATGTAGGTGCCGCGCGCGCTATCGATGTTCTCGAAGTGCGAGAGGATGCCGCCGACGAACGCCTCGGCGTCCCGCTTGGTGATTTCGACCTCGACGGTCTTTGCTGCTTTAGCCATTGGTTTTCCTGACGCCCGCGTTTTGGTAGATGCTGAGATGCCTCGGGCAATATGGCGTCCCCGCCTCGCGGGGTTTCCCGCAGCACAAGTGAAGGTTATACCGACCGCCCCGTCTGTCGAGGATGGCTTTGCATCCGTCATGGTCGGAGAGGTACTCGACGCCCTCGTCATGGGTGACCGTGAACCTCGGCTTCTTCGGCTGCCTCGGCTTCGGCTCCTTGGTGGCGGGGCGATGCGGCTCGCGCGCGCTGAACACCACGCCCTGCTTCCTGAGCCGGTTCATCCGGCCCGAGATGGCGCTGCGGCTTTCGACCGGGTGACCGGCTGCTGCCATTGCATCAGCCACGCCTTCCATCGTCAGCCCGCTCTCCCAGAGGTCGGTCAGCAGCCGGTCAGCCGCATCATTCCAGTTCACGCAGGCACCCTGAAGATGTCGGGGCGGATTTGCTCCGGTGTCATCTCCAGCAAGGGCGCAACCGTATGCACGCGCTCGACCGGGACGCGCTCCCATTGGTAGACCGCGTTGCGCGCGATGCCGCATGCCTCAGCCACTCGCACGGCAAGCCCGCGCGTCTCCTTGATCATCTTGATCGCCTGATCGACCTTCTTCCGAGCCATCGTCATTCCCTTGTGTGATCGCCTCAGCAATCCCCCTACACCTATCCCGAAAATAAATCAAAGGCGGGCTTGGCAAATCGAGTGCGTCGGGGTACAAGCTCTGACTGCGCCGCTGTGGCGTCACAAGGAGCAGAACTCATGAAGACCGGACTAAGCCTGAGCGAACTCGCGGCTGAGATTGAACGCCGCGCCGCCGCCAAACGCGACATTGTCATCTCGACCAAGAACATCGAAATGACCGAAGGCAACGAACTAATCCTCGCTGACCGGGAGAAGATGGGCATCAACAAAATCGCGCATGATCAGATTGCGACCCACCTCGAAATCCCGAAAAAGTACTACGACAAGATGAAGGCTGAGGACCCGCGCCTGCTCGCGAACAACGTCAACACTTGGTTTCGGAAGTACCCGGCTGAGCGCATGGTGCGCGGCTTGGACGGCAACGCCCGCGCCTTCCTCTCCGACCGCTATCGCCCGCTTGAGAACGAGGACCTCGCGGTCCCGGTGCTGACCGCCGCGCGCGAACTCGGGCTTGAGATGATGTCGAGCCAACTGACCGACAGCCGGATGTATATCAAGCTGGTCGATCAGAGCGTGGTCCGCGAACTCGAAGCCATCGGCGGCAAGTTTGGCGACGGCAAACATAACATCCTGCGCAAGCTCGCGCCCGCGCTGACCGCATCGAACTCGGAAGTCGGTCAGGGCACGGTGAGCATCCTCGGCGGGGTCTATGACGGCTTCTGCTCCAACCTCGCCACCTTCGGTGAGCGGTCGGTGCGGAAATATCATGTCGGCGGCAAGCATGAGATTGTCGGGGAGGAAATGTACGCGCTGCTCAGTGACGAGACGCGCCGCAAGACCGACGCCGCAACATGGGCGCAGATTGGCGATGTGGTTCGCGGGGCATTCGACCGCGCGCGCTTCGACGCCCTCTGCGACAAGATCAGCGCCACGCAGGCTGACGTGATCGCGGGCGACCCCATTCAGGTCGTGAAGCTGACCACCAGCAAATTCGGGCTGAGCGATGGCACCGGGACTTCCATCCTGCGCCACCTGATCGAAGGCGGTGACCTGAGCCGCTTCGGACTGTTCAACGCGGTCACCCGCGCCGCTCAGGATGTCGAGGACTACGATGACGCCACCGCGATGGAGCGGCACGGCGCGAAGATCATCGAACTGCCGAAGGCGGAATGGAAAGTTCTGGCTGAGGCAGCTTGAGGGTCAGGGTCCGCCGCTGGCAGCGCGTTGCTAGTAATGGCGGGGGCGGACCCTGCGGAGGCGCGAGGCTGTACCTCGCGTCTCCTGAACTTCGGCTGGGTTAACGGGTGCCCAGTCGTGAGCGCGTGAAAGCGCGGGGGAGGGTGGTTGGTCACCGTCCTCCCCACTTTTTCAAACGGAGAATTGATCAGTGAAAATCACCAAGTGGAATGGCAAGCCCATCACGAAGCCGGGTTGGTATTCGGGCGTGCCCATCGAAACGTATCACTCGGCAGGCATGTGCGAAGGCCCCGCCGTCAGCAGCACCAACCTGAGGACGTGCTGGTCGAAGTCGGCTGCGCATATGTTTTCGGAGTGGTGCGAAAACCCGAAGGCTGAGCCGCGCGAAAGCTCGCGCAACATGATCCTCGGCTCCGCAGCCCATCACCTGTTTCTCGGTGAGGACAACTACAATCAGAAATTCATCCAGCAGCCGCTGATCTACCGCGATAAGAAAACCGCTGAGGAGAAGCCGTGGCACAACGGCTCTGAGGTCTGCAAGAAGTGGAATGCTGAGCAGGCGAAGCTGGGGCGCACCATCGTCACCGCGAAAGAACTCGACGCGATCAAGGCGATGGCGTGGTCGATGCAAGCCAACTCGTTCGTTCAGAACGGCATCTTGGAAGGCGCGGTCGAGGTCTCGGGCTTCATCAAGGATCAGGAGACGGGGCTGTGGATCAAGGTTCGCCCTGACGTGATCCCGACCGCCTCGGGCGACTACGTTGACCTCAAGACCGCCGCTGACGTGACAACGCCCGCGCTGCAATACTCCATCCGCGCCTACGGCTACAATCAGCAGGGCGCGCTGGTCGGTGAGGTCGCGCAGCAAATCCTGACCGAAATCCCGTTCGCATCGTTCTGGCTGATGTTCATCGAAACGGCAAATCCCTACTGCGCCCGCGCGGTGAGGCTGACCGACGAGGACCTCAAGAACGGCAACGGTCAGAACCGATGGGCGCTGCGGAAGATTGCGCTCTGCTTGGCTGAGGGTCGCTGGCCGGGTCCGGGTGAGGACGAGCCGGAAACGATGGGCATCTCGAATGACGAGCGCGCGCGGGTGAAGGCGCGGCTTGAGCGTGAAGGACTTGCGACATGATGGAAACCTATCTGGGTGACGGGCTGTACGCCGAGTTCGATGGCTACCAGTTCAGGCTTTACACCGACCGGGGCTGCGTCAGGCACGAAGTCTTTCTGGAGGACGCGGTGGTGCATGCCTTCCTCGCCTTCATCAAGAAGGTCCGCGAGCGATGACCCTTCAAACCGCAATCGTGAAAACCCCGGAAAAAATCCAGCGCGCCAAGGCGCGTCGGAGCCGGAAGCCATTGGGTGAGCCGATGCCACTCCGCAAGCATGTCCCCGATGACGTGCGACAACTACTCGACGCGAGCGGAGTGGAGTGGGAGGTCCGCTCAGGCTCGCGTCATTTCAAAGTCGTCGTCGGCGGGAAGCTCGTCGCCATCCTCCCTCACGCCAAGGCAACGGCGCGCATCGCGAGCCGCGCCCATCAGAACATGGTCGCCCAGATCAGGCGCGCACTCAGGAGCCAGCAGCAATGACCGACAAACTCCCCTCGCATTGGAAGCCGCTGGTGGCGCTTGAGCGGCATCAAATGTTTCGCCGCCCTGAGGTCGTGAAGGAGACTGCCGACCACTACGGCATCAGCATCAAAGAAGCTGAGGACATGCTCGACCGCGAGAGCGCGAAGTGCGCGTACTTCATCAACAACCTTTATCAGGTCGAGGTCAGCGGCTTGGAGGTAGACTGGTTTGGTCAGCCGAAGAAGATGATCCAGCTTTGCATCCGCCGCCGCGACGGCGCGATGATCTGGGACTGGCGTCACCTCCAGCAGATCAAGAACGAGTTGACCGGCACCGAGACGGAGGGCGTTCAGCTTTTCCCGGCTGAGGACCGCAAGGTCGATACCTCCAACAAGTGGCACATCTGGGTGTTGGCTGACGGCACGCGCTTTCCATTCGGCTGGCAGCACCGCGACGTTCAGGATCAACTTTACAAGGGAGTGCCGGGGCTTCGGCAGCGACCGCTATGAGCAAGAAGGCAGCGCCCACACTGATCGATACGCTCTACCGCGCCTCGTTCAGCAACGAGCGCAATTCCGGCTGGACCGACAACGCGAAGTGGCGTGACGCCCTGAGGCGCGCGAAGAAGTTTGTTCTGGACGACGAGATGTCAACGTTCCTCGGTGAGCTTGGCACGCAGGCGTTCGTCAAGAAGGACGCCATCGCGCCCGCCACGCGCAATCGCATGATCGAGCATCTGCGAATGGGCGCGCGGCTGCCGGGTGAGGTCACATGGATAGAATACAACCTCCGCAACTGTCAGGCGCGCAGCAACGAGCTATTCGGTCGCCCTTGTGACATCAAGGAGATGCCCGCGCGCGAGGGCTGGTTGCTGATGCGTCACCCGACCATCCCGACCGCCTTCCGCGCTCACATCGTCTCGCATGATCCTGATATCGATCATGGCGACGGCTTCGACACTTGGACCTTCCCGGTGGCGCTGGCGTGGACCGCTGACATGGAAACCATTCTGCCGTGGCATCGCATTCCTTTCGGTGAGGAGGGCAACCGCCCCAGTGAAATTTCCACCGGGCTGATCGGCTACGTCACCGACCGATGCGGCTTCACCTTCTCCGACATGCTGGTGACGCCAAACCAGCCGAAGGCGATGTCTGATCTGCTCGCGGAGTGGAGTGGAGTGCAGCGGCGCATGTGGGCGCTGCTCGCGACCATCAACGACCTTCCGGTCGAGGTCACGGAGGTCCGCGCATCGAAGGGCTTCCTCGGCAAGGGTCAGTACCGAAAGTTTCTCGATCACAAGACGCTGACGCTGACGGTGCCGCAGAAGCTCTATCGCAAGACCATCCGCGATGCGCTGTCGCTGGTGCATCGGCGCGGCGGTCCCGTGCGTGAGCATTGGCGCAAGGACTGGCGTCACCCGCTCAGCCCGCTCTGCGATCACGAATGGGGCGCTGACGAGAAGCATATGTTTTGCGAGGTCTGCAAGGGCAGGAAAATCTGGGTCAACGAACACGTCAGGGGCGATACCTCGCGCGGCTTCGTCACGCACGATTTCGTCGTCACGCATGAGGTCGAGAAATGAAAAAGCGGAATGCGTCCAAGGCACCGACAAAGCAGGACACCTATCTCGGTGAGCGCATCCGCGAGGCGCGCATCGCGGCGGGCATGTCGCAGAAGGACCTCGGTGAGATGCTGGGCGTGTCGTATCAGCAAATCCAGAAGTACGAGGACGGCCACAACCGGGTGAACGGCGGTCGCATCGGCGCGCTGGTGACAGCCCTGAACCGCCCGCTCAATTACTTCTTCCCGAACGCGACTGACGTTCGCTACGCCGCCGACCCCCTGATGGCGGCGATGCTCACATCGAAGGACGGTCAGGAATTGGCCCGCAACTATTCGCGCCTCGCATCGCCCGCAGACCGGCGCTTGGCTCGCGACCTGATATCCCGTCTGGCGAAGGAGAACGTGAATGGTTGACGCAGCAGAAGTCGAGAAGCGCACTGAACTGGTGAAGGCGCGCAGCATTGAGATTGGCACGACCCTCGGCGGCATCGTGATCCAGTCGGTGAACGACCTTGAGCAGATCAGCCTCAGGCTCGCGCGCGGCATGGTGGCGGTGCCCGCGCATTGCCGCGACAACCCCGGCGTGGTCTACGCGCTCTGCATGCAGGCGCTGGAGTGGGGCATGCCGATTATGTCGGTGATCAACAAATCCTACGTCCCGCGCGGCGGTGATCGCATCGGCTTCGAGAGCCAGTTGCTTCATGCGGTGATCGAGAAGAACGCGCCGCTGAAGGGACGCCTGCGCTACGAAATCCTCGGTGAAGGCACTGAGCGGCGCTGCAAGGTCTGGGGCACCTTCAACGGTGAGGAGAAGCCGCACGAATACATCAGCGAGCCGCTGAGCAGGATGCACCCCGGTCACGTCACCAAGGACAACGTGAAGTACGTCAAGGGATCACCGCTCTGGGACAGCAATCCCGAAGTGCAAATGTTCTACTCGGCGTCACGGCAATGGGCGCGGCTGTTCGCGTCAGACGTTCTTCTCGGTGCCTACACGCCTGAGGAGTTGGAAAGCGCCCCGCCGATGCAGGACGTCACTCCGGTCACGAACTTCCAAGCGCGGCTTGAAGAAGCCAAGAAGGCGCGGGCGGGCAATCAGAGTTTCGATGCGACCAAGGTCAATTCGATTATAGAAGGCGAGGCCAACCCCGGCGTCGTCACTAAGGAGGCGGAACATGACGGAAGCGAGCGTAAGCCTGACCTCGAAGGAGGGCAGGACCTCGGTGCTGATCGAAGCGACGACGATCAGCACGCGCGGGGAGTTGGAGAAGCTGGCATCGACACTCAAGGAGTGGGCGAAGCTGCTCCCCGAGAAGCTGCCGCGCGCGGCGAGGGCGAAGCTGAAGCCGGTGGCGAAGGCGAAGTCCACCACAGCGAAGCGCGTGCTGCCAAGCCGAAAGGCAAGCGCAAGTAATGCCGCTGAGGCAACGCCGACCACGACTGCGTGATCCCAACTACTTGAAGTGGCTGCGCGAACAGCGATGTGCGTGCGGCTGCTTTCGGGGACCTCCATGTGACGCGGCGCATCTGCGCTCGCGCTCACTGGAGTACGACAAGGAGAGCGGCTACGGGAAACCGGATGACCGCTGGGCCATGCCGCTGAACCATTGGTGTCACATGGATCAGCATCAACACAACGAACTTCAATGGTGGACTGACCGGGGCGTGAAAGACCCGTTCGCCCTCTGCATCACCTATCACCAACGCTACCTGAAGGAGCGAGACCATGACTGAACCCACCGCCATCGCCCGCCGCGCCGTTGTCGATATCGACCGGCTGGTGGATGACATGCATCAGCCGAAGCTGGTGCCCATCCAGAACGAACCCGCCAACCTCGACAACCTCGGCAAGATGTCAGCCGACGCCGTGCGCGCTCAGTACGAAGCCGCCGCCAAGGCGTTCGAAGTGATGGGTGAGGAGGTCAAGGACCGCATCAACAAACTGGAAGCCTCACTGGATGAAGCCGCCGCCAGCATGAAGCTGCTGAGCGAAGCCGCCGCCGCCATCCGCGAGCAGGGCAAACTCGCACACATGCAGATTGCCGAAATGTCGAGCGTCACCAAGCACATCAACGGCATGTGCGCTGACGTGATGAAGAAGGTCGCGGGCAAGTGACCGACGACCGCACTCCGATTATGATGGGCATGCAGCAGCTTGCCGGTGGCCGGGTCACGAAACTTCCAACGGCAGGGGGTGGCGCTGAGCCGCCCCCGACCATCGCCCGACTGAAAGTAACGACCGTGGAGGTCTGGCAGTACTGGCCTGACGAGCCGATCATGCAGCCGTGGGTCGCCAACTGCACGAAGCGTCAGGGCGACGAGCTTCGCCTCGTTCGCCGCTCAGGCGCGCAGCTTATTCTCCCCGGCGAATGGCTCGTTCGAAATCTGGACGGTGATCCAGAGTGGATGCCCAACGCGGACTTCCGCGCAGCCTACGAGGTTCTCTGATGGCAACTGATCGCATGTTCACCAACCCCGACTACGGCAAAGAGGTCCGCGTCGAGGTCATGGGCGACGAGGTCGCGCTGGTGTTCGTCGCCACCAGCGATGCCAAGGCTCAGGCGCTCGCGGAAAACATCCTCGCTCAACTCAAGACGGGGTCGCTCAACATCACCCTGATGGGCACGCCGACGAAGATCACGGAGGACTGAGGATGGGCAAGCGAGAACTGGTCGATATCGCGGCAAAACTGGAAGTCGAGACTGATGCCGCCTATCGCATCTTCGACGGCTCGCGAGCAGAGTGGGTGCCGAAGTCGCAAGTCGAACGCAACGACGACGGCACCTTCACCATGCCCGAATGGCTCGCGCTGGAGAAAGGCTTCATCTGATGGCTGACCGACCAACTCACGTTGTGGAGTTCGATGAAGCCGAACTGATCTGCCGGATGGTCGAGGCGTTCGCTGAGACTGATCGCCCCGCCGGTCTGTCAGCCGCTCAAGCCATCGCCGCCATGCCGCCGTTCGAACGCGGCTGCTGGCTACGCGTGTCAGCCGCGATCAAGGACTACTGGGACGAAACCATCTTCGAAATGAAACGCATCCAATGATCAGCCGCCGCCTCATCCTCGCGCTCGTCGCAGTCGCCCTCACGCCACCCGTGATCGCGCTCGCCTTCCGGCAGCCGCCGCCCGCGAAGTACGTTGCCCCACCGACGCTCTCTGACCGGCTGAACGAAGTCGATGCTGACCTCCCCGCCGCGAAGAAGGAGGACCGGCTGCCTGAGGTCCGCGCGATCAGGACCATCCCGATCACCCAGCCCGAACCGCCCGCAGCGGTGATCGGCGCAGCGGCAACTGAACGGCTCCGCAGCGTCGTGCTGACGCCGCCGCCTGAGGCTGAGGACGACCCGCCGCCGCGTCACCGGAAGGCGAAGGCCACCCGGCGCGCATCGTCAGGCGATGTCTGCTCGCGTCACGGCATGCGGAAGGTCACCATCAGGGGCGGCAAGTCATGGCGCTGCCGCCGCCGCTGAGCGCGCCGCAGCCATCCGCTTGCGTGACCGCCAGCCCTTCCGGCTCGCCGCTGAGCGAAGCTGAAGCATGCAGCCCCGGCAGAGGGTGTGAGGGGGCTGCCGGTGACCCTCAGGGCACCGCGCGCACTTGAGCCGCCGGGTGGCGGTTTCTCGGGAAGTCTCGGATGTCATTGATCCAGCTTGCCTCAGCCGGGGATGCCGCGCCAGCCCCGCTCAGGGCGCGCCACGGGCGGTTTTGAGCCGCCGGGGGCATGACCGTCCCACCCGCCGGGGAAAACGCCTGTACGGGGCGCGCTGCGGCTCCCCTGACCGGCCCCACAGCGCCCCGCTGAGCGGCTTTGACCCGCCGGGGGCACAACCCCACCACCCAACCCCGGAAAACGCGCCCCTGAGGCGGACTGCGAAGGGACGGCGGCTTCTGACCCGGCGGGGTAGGGGGCTACTTCACCGGGTCAGCCGCTCAGCCGGGTGGAGGGCATCCACCGGCTTCCTGAGGGGGCGCGCGCTCCCCGCTCAGCAGCCCCTGCATATCGAAGGCGGGGCGGGCGGGAAAGGGGGCAGCGGCTCGACCCGTGACGCGGGCGGGTCGTCAGCGAAAGGAGCCGTGAGGCAGCACTCCGAACACCGCGAGGATGCCGACGATCACCAGCACCGCGATGATGATCATCAACCCCTTGCCGAGAAAACCTTCCTCGGGATTGACGCCCATCCAGAACTTTATCAGGAGCGCGATCAGGATCAGGACCGCTGCGGCTACGAGAAAATACATGGCGACCTCCTATGCCTTGGTGACGACTTGCTCGCCGTTGATGAAGATCACGACCTCACCGCTGACCTCGATATCGATGCGCGCGACCGGCGGCTTGATCACCTCGGGCGGCTCGACCTCATCTTCCAGCTTGCCGCCGAGTGCGTCAGCGATGGCGGTGACGATGGCGTCGAACTGATCCGCGTAGACCTCGCAGTCGCCTTCGCTGTCCACGAAGCAGACTTCGATCAGGATGGCAGGCATCTCGCAGTTGTTTAGAAAATAAAGCCCGGTGTGCTTCTTGCCGCCCCGGTCGATGAAGCCGCATGAGGCAATCGCTGCGCTGACCTTCGAGGCGAGGTCGGCCTGACTGTAATAGAGGACCTCGGTGCCGACCGGCTGCTCGCGCTGCTCGAAGGCGTTGAAGTGGATGCTGACATCCAAATCGCGCGTCTCGCAGTTGTGCGCGTCAACGATGGTTTCGAGGTTGGTCGATTGATCCTTGCTGGTGTCGTCATGGAAAATTACCACGTCAACGCCGCGCTTGCTCAACTCCAGCGCCACCGCATCGACCACCTTCCGCGCCTCGTCCACTTCATCAATGATGCCGTGCGCGCCGCGAACGTACTTCCCATGACCTGAACTGATAACGATGCTCTCGTAAGGCATGCGAACCTCCCTTTCTGGGATGTAAACCATCACCTCGTCATCGGTCTCGATGCCAAGGGCACTCATGAGGCCGGGAGAGATATCCGCCACCCTCCCGGTGTCGATGTGCGGTCCCCAGTCCGCAGGATGAACTCGCTCGTAGGTGATGCCGGTCGAGGGCGCGTGAACCGTCACCAGCATGTCGAGCAGGGCTTCTTTCGGGGTGACGGAGTAGTCCCACCGCATCGCGATGTAGAACTGCTCAGGCGCGAGCCGCCGCGCCAGCCCGGTGGTCCCCGGCGGCTGATGTGACAGGAAAAGATGCGGGGCGTCCTCGACCTCATGGATGAAGGCCAGCCCCTCGTCAGGACCGACCCCGGTGTCATCGGGTCCACCGAACCATGAGCATCGCCCGCTGATCACGGTCATGGGTTTGTCTTTTGCGGTGAGATGTGAAGCTCGCGCGTCATGACATCAACGATGCGCTTGATGCTTTCCTCGTTCTTGTCGATGTCCTGCTGCAACTTGGCGATAGAGAGTTTCATTTCCTCCATCCTCAGCACGGTGTACTCAGCGCCGCGCGTCTCCATCGTATGGACGCGCACCTCCAGCTTCGTCATGTACGCGAGGAAGCTCGCGCCCGCCGCGCCAATGACGATCAGTTGCCCCAGCAGAAATACGATCAGCGTGGTCTGGTGTTCGCTCAGCCAGCCTTTGACTTTGTCGTTCACGGTCCACCTTCACGGTTGACCCGCCTCGTATCATCCTCGCCAAAGCCCTCGCCGCCTCAGCCATCCTGCGCCGCCGCTCCGCGCATCCGCCGCAGTTCATTTTGCCGCCGTCATCTTCTTGAAGTAGTCCTGCAACGTGATCGGCGGCTGACCTTCTATCACGCGCAGCCGGTTCTCATGCTCGTAGAGTTCGACCACCATCGACTGCTCCAGCGACGGTGCAGGCGGCGGCATCTCGGGAGCCACGTAGGGATCAGGCACGCCGCCCGCGTAGAGCCACGCATCGTACTCGATGCGGTCGCGGTTGTTGGGATCATTCGGGATGCCCGCGTTGTCTGCGGTGCGAATGACCATGTCGGTGTTGGTGAGTTTGTAGTCTGCCATCAGAACCTCGCATCCGCCAGCCAGTGAAAGATTGCCGGTCGCCCAGCCGGGATGGTGTCAGCGAGCGAAAGGTCGGTGAAGCCGCCCCATGCCATAGCGTTCGCTGGCCACGGGTTCGTAGCATACGATGCAGCCCCCGGCGACCAGACCCATCCACCGGCTCCGTTGATGGGCGACCAGTGGGTCATCGTCGGCACGGCGCGCTTCGGTGCGGAGAACAGCCCGCCGCCGACAAACCGATTAGCACCAACGGCAACGCACATCGCAGCGCCAATGCTGTCGGTCGTCACCGCGCCCTGCGCATACGACTGTTCGACGTAGCGCTGGCACAGCAGAAGCTCCGTCGCATATGGGCGCATGATCAGCGGTGAAGCCGATGGCGACAGCGCAACTGCTCCCGGCAGCAAGACGACGCCGCCAATCCTGAAGCGGTCGCTTGTCGTTGCCACGGCGTTGACCTGACCCTGAGCGGCGAAGTAATCGCCGGGATGCCAGACATCGTTGGTCGGCGCGACGTAGTTGATGCCGCAAGCCTGCGTGAAGTGTAGAAAGAGGCCGACGCTGTTGGTGTCGTTCCACACTCCGTCCTGACAGCCCGGTATCGTGACCGTGTGAAACTCAGGCGCGTTCGCCACTTGCTGCTGGTAGGTCGTCGCGTAGCTGCGATTGTATGCGCTGTTTCTGATGGCGACCGAATAAATCCCGGCAGGGCTGTGATGCGACCAGAAGCCAATCGTGATCGGCTTCGCGTTGATCGTGCCCCATGCCAGCCTGCGCGTGCGATAGCCTTCGATGCCCTGCATCAGCGCAGCGTAGTTCGTCGGACCAAGCGCTGGCTGCGCTGTCGATGGATACGACCGCCAGTTTGACGGCATGCCGGGGAACAGGTTTTCTACCGCTGGCCCTGCCGTCATCACCATCGTGCCGTTCAATCCCCATATCCAGCAATCGACCGGGCGAGTAGCGAGCGGAGACTGAACGACTTCAAACGCGCCGTTGATCTGCAAGCCGTTGAAGCTCATGGCGTCGAGAGGCGCAGAGATAGCACCAGCGATTTCGCTCCACGCCGAACTGCGCCTGCCGTAAATCTTTCCGTCTGTCGGTGCTTCAGGCACAGGACCAACTGGACCCATCGGTCCCGGTGGTCCCGGCACCACTGATGGCGAGCCGGGATTGCCCTGCGGACCCATTGGACCCATCGGCCCCGGTGGACCTTGCTCAAAGGTCTGGATGGTGACGACTTCGTTCTCTGCGGTGATCACTTCGACTGGCATCAGAGCCTCGCGTCTGCGGTGGCGTGAACTTGTAGTCCGTGCGAGATGTACTCCGTGTTCGTTCCTGACGCGACGACGCTGAAGCCGCGCTGCGAAACAGCCGAAGCTCCGACGTACTGACAGTCGGCACCAAGCGCGGCGTTGCGCACCAGATTGTTTCCGTTGGCCGGATTGAAGGTGGTGATGGTCGGGATTGTCCGCATCACCACCGGGAAGAACGCATGAAGAGGCGTGCCGAAACCTGAGTGGCCGATGCTTGATGCGTAGAGAACTCCAGCGCCTGCCGACGCCCACGCTGGTGCCATGTCAATTGGAAATGATTTCCAGAAGTAGCGCTGGCAGAGCGGCAATTCCTGATGTGGCGTCCGCAGCACGCGCGGAGCGACCGCAGCCGAAGGCGCGGCGGTGCCCGGCAAAAACAAGACGCCGCCGATTTGTAGCTTGTCGTTGGTCGTAGCTACGCAGTTCACTTGCCCCGGTGCGCCAAGGTAGTTGCCGCTCTGCCAAGCGTTTGCCACTGGCGCGGTGTAGGTCGCGCCGCAAGCTACCGTGAAGAACACGGAGAGGCCGATGATGTCGCTCGCTGGCCACGTTCCATCGGTGCAGCCGGGAATGGTGACGACCTTGTATTCGTTCGCGCCGCCAGCGTTCTGCGTGTAGGTCGTCGCATAGGACCGATAACCATTGGTGCCGGTGTTGCGAACGACGACGGAGTACGTGCCCGGTCGGGTGTGCGAGGACCAGAACGCTATCGTCAACGGCTGAGCATTGAGAGTGCCCCACGCGAGCCGCACAATCTTGGAGCCTTCGACGTGCTGGCACAGCGCAACGAAGTCGCCAGCGAGTATCGTCGGTTGCGGCGTGACCGTGTTAGTCCAGCATCCGTTCGGCATTCCAAGCGGATTGAAGATGCCGTTGATCTGCGCGCAGCCGACAACCGACGTGCCGACCTTCTGCATCACCCATCCGTCGCAGACGTTGCCGCCGTTCGCTGCGCCTTGGTTCAACTTCTCCTGACTGATGTCGAACGAGCCGTTGAGTTGCAAGCCTGAGTAGGCCATCACGTCGAACGGTGTAGCCGGGACGAGCAGCTTCCACGTTGCATCGCTGCGTCCATAGATTTGTGTATCAACAGGCGCTTCGGGCACCGGACCCGGTGGTCCCTGCAAGCCGGTGTCGCCTTTGATACCTTGCGGACCTTGGATGCCTTGCGGACCCGTCAGGCCGGTGTCGCCCTTCACGCCCTGAGGACCCTGCGCCCCGGTGTCGCCCTTGACGCCCTGAACGCCTTGCGGACCCTGAGGACCGACCAGACCCTGCGGACCCATCGGACCCGTGTCACCTTTGAGGCCGGTCGGACCCTGCGGACCTTGCGGACCCTGAGGACCCATCGGACCCGGAGGACCCGGAGGACCGACGAGCGAAGCGATCACAACCGTATCGTTGTCCTGATCGGTGCCTTCAATCTGGACGTTGTCTTCGATGACGACTGTGACTTCATTCATCGCGTCGGCCCCGCGTTGTTGGTCAGCACGCCAGACCAGATGCGGACCTTGTTGCCGTTGCGCGTGAGGATGTTCGACTGATCGAAGTCGCCCAGCCCAAGTTGCTCCAGCGTGTCCTGCTTGATCTTGATCGTGAACAGACCGTTGACCGGATCAACAAGTACAATTTCCCCGGTGTCGGTGCCGATGCGAAGCACCGCCGCCTTGTCCCTCGCGTGACGGCGAAACATCATCTCCATCTCGCCGCCAGAAATGTTGATCGGCTCACCGGCAATGGTGATGTACTGAAACGTCCGATAAAAATCGGCGTCGTTGGTCACGGTGATGTTCACGGTGGTCATCGACTAGAACTCCGCGTCAATCTGCTTCTTCGTTGTGATTGCGCCGCTGCTGATCTTCTTGGCGACTGCGGCCTCCTTCGCCCACAGGTCCTCGACATGCGCGCCGATGGATTTCGCCAGCGATGCGATGTCCTGCAAGTCCAACTCAACAAACTCGCCATCCTTCGTCTTCCACTGGATGACGCCATCCGGCTCCTGCTGAGCGTAGGCGAGCGCGACGGTCACCCGCGACTGCGTCTCGCGGTCGGTGCTGACCTTCTTGCCGTTGAAGTCGATGCCCTCGACTTCCTTTGCGAAGCGGCGCTCTGCCGAGTAGCGCATCAGCGCCAGTGCGGGCGTGATCGAAAGCCCGTGCGGCGCAATGGTCTCCGCGAGGATGGCATCGGTCTGCGCCCCGGCTTCGTCCACCGGCCAGCGCACGGCAACGTTGCCCGCCGCCGCCCACGCCGCGTAGGTCGGGTCCGCAGCGGTGATGATGCTCTGGGTCGGACCTGAGTAGACCCGGTCGTCGTCCGCGAGCCAGTAGTGCAGCGGCGGATTGATCCGCCCCATTGCCCCTGCGGGCAGCGTCATGATTTCTTCGGTCATCGGTAGATACCTCCATTGAGCACTGTGCCAGCGGCGTTGCCGGGAAAGTAGTTTGGCCCGCCGACGTTGGTGTCTATCCAGCCGCCGTAGTTGCAATTGTATCGCTGGCCGGTGACGCCAGACGCGCCGTTGAAGATCACGCCCGACGTGCCGATCACGGCGTCGGTGCCCATCGCGAGAGCGAACACCTGACAGGCGATTGGAGCGTCGATGTAAAGCTCAAGACCCTGATTGAGATAGCCGCACAGGATGGAGCCGCCTGCCGAGTACAGGAAGAAGTCGCACGCGCTTCCGCTGGAATGGAATGGCGACTGCACGTTGATCTGACCACCGGAGTTGATCAGCGAGAGGTCGCACTTTCCGAAGTACACTCCGGGGCCGATGTTGATCGTCGCGTACTGGAAGGCGACAACGCCGCTTGATCCCGGCCCGATGTGCTGACCGCCCGTCGCCTGCAACTTCACATAGCGAACCGTCAGCGTGTTGTACGAGCCGCAGCCCGCCGCCCATGTCGTGCCGCCGTCGATCACGACCGATGTCGGCGTGTTGGTGTCGCCCTCAAGAATGACTTGCGGGATGGAATAGAACGGGAGGGTGAAGCCGACATAGCTGCCCGCCGCGACCTTGATCGTGATCGCATTCGGTCCCGGCGCGTACAGGCTCGCCAACTGGACAGCCTTGGTGATGGTCTTGAGCGGGGCGGTCGGCGTCAGACCATCGTTGGTATCCACGCCGGTCGCGCTGTTGACGTAGAACGTGAACGGGATGATCACGCGCTGGCGATTGCTCAGACCGAAGATGGCCTTGAGCAACTGCTGGAGATCAAGCTCGCTCGGGTTTTGACAAATCGCGTTGTTGAAATCGATCAGCCCGTGATCCGCTGCGTACTGGATCACGTTCACGATTTCGCGCTGGTCGTGTTCGATGCTCCACGCGGGCGGGATGCTTCCCATCGTGCCGGTCGATGGGTTTCCGTTTTGATACGGAGCGTTCGGGTCGCTGACGCCGTAGGGCGCGTTGTACTTCATGACTTGCTTCCTTTCTAAGGTGTCCCGGCCATATCGCCGCCGGTCTCCTGACCGGAGTAGTCGAAGATGATTTCGGTGTGCGCGGGCTTCCACCTGTTGAGCAGGCATTCAAGGTCGTCAGCGGTGCCGATGCGAAGGTGCGGATCAACACCGACCTGTCCTGCCGTGACGCGAAACCATGTGAGCTTCGCGTCGTGGACATGGACCGTCCAGTAGTAGCGATTGGCGAGAGGCCCGATGCCGTAGTTGGGCCACTCTGAAATCTCGCCGCTCTTGATCGGCGCATCGCCGTTCGCGTCCATGATCAGTTGGCCCCACTGATTGCGCATCGGCGCATCGGGCGTGACGCCCGCGCCGTAGACGCGGCAATCACCGCAGCCATCCATCGCGATGAAGAACGGGCGGTACTCCGTGATCGTGATCGTATAGCCAAGCTCCGCAGCGATGCCGATGAAGAACTCCCGCGACTGCGCGCCGATGATCGTCATGCGCTGAACCAGCGCCGCCTGCCGCTCGGGCACCGTCTGCGGCTCCTCATAGCAAGGATCAGGCAGACCCCAGTTGCGCTCCCAGTCTGGCAGCAGCCCCGACTGAGGTCCCTGCGGCGGCAGCGTCAGGCGCGGGTCGCTCTCGCGCTCCAGCAGCAGCGAAGCCATCACTTCGAAGTCGCCCCAGATGCGGGTCAGCCCTTTGACCACGCGCATCAGCGCGCTCTCTTCGTGACGCGGCCACGCCTGCCCTTGCGGCAGCAATCCTTCCAGTGCGACCGCGTAGTCCTCACCCGTTCTGGTGACGTGCTTGTCTGGCTCAGGCATAAAGTACAGTCCCAAGTGTTGGCATGTACGCCGCTGACGGCATCTCGGTCGTCTCGTAGTCGAGTTCGTGCGTCTCCTCACCGACCGCTTGGCTGATCGCTTCATCGACCCATGAGCGATACCAAGTCTGCCCCGGCTTCGAACGCCGCAACTCCAGTGCTTCAATCTGATCTTCGATGCGCCCGCGCACGGTCGGATCATCGACGGTGAGGTTGCGGATGGTGATGTCATAGAAGAACAGGATGGGAGCCATCACGAAGCAGTCCTTGACCGTGACGGGTCGCTTGCTGTCGATGTAGTTCGACACCTCGGTGATGTCGGCAGGCGTTGGTAGCCCGTAATTGTCGGGATACATATCGTCCATCAGGAAGCGCACGGTCATCGTGCCGGGTCCAATCTCCTGCTCGGCCCACGCGCGGGTGACACCCGGCACCGCCATCGCCCAGCGAATGTAGTCGGCCTGACTTCCACCCATCGGCGGGTTTTGAATGCGGAAAAGAATGCGCTCGCGAAGCTGGTCGTCGCTTTCCTGATCAACGCCGCCGCTCATGTCGCCCAGCAGGAACGCGCCTGTCACTCCGACAATCGGCTGCACCGGAGAGACGCTGGTGCCGTCAGGCAGATTTCCGACCACGCCTGCGGTCAGCGCGACCGCCTGCGAAGTCCCCAGACCACCTGAGGCGATCACCGCCTCGGTGACGGTCTGATACTGCACGCCCTGCGAGCCGGTCAGCAGCGTGCCAATCGGAATGATCACATCGTCGGTGCCTTCGAACTGCACGGTGCCGTTGGCGTAGGTCGCTGCCTTGCGCCCCTTCGAGCCGTCAGCGTTGACCAGCCAGATATTGCCGTGGCGGTCGAGCCATTCGCGCTCGGCGGTGTCGGGCAGCAACTGCTTCGCCAGCCAATCGAGATAGAGCATCGTCAGATGCGCCAGCCCTGACATGCTGTCGCTCATGATGCGCAGCACCGAGTTGGGGATCATGGCCTTCGCGCCGAGTTGGCTCAGGACGTAGTCCCGCGTCAGCTTGCGCGTCTCCTTCAGCGTCGGCGTGATCCAAGGCATCAGCCTCTCCCCAATTCGTCCCAGAGGTCTGCATAGCGCAGTTCAATCGCTGGGTCTGGTCCGCGATAAATCGTGACCGCAACGTCGATGCGGTCGATGTCCACCCGATCAGCAACCACGTCAATGCGGGTGGCGATGCGGTTCTCGATGAACGGGCGCATCGCATCTCGCGTCCATCCGTCAGCGCGTGACAGCGTCGAGCCGCCGCTGGCTCCCAACCCGGTGATCTTGGCGCGGCGCAGCAGCCAGAGCAGGCATCCGACCGGCCAGCCATCCCATAGCTCCTGAGCGTCGGTGTCGCCCCACCACCCGGCGCGGTCGGTCGCGTCAGGGTCGGGCAGCGGCTCATCGGGCGGCGCGAGCGAGTTGGTGCCCAGCGCGACGATCACCGCCGACTGCAAATCAAATCCATCTTCGATCAGGTTCATGTCGTTCATGAGCCAGTCGAGTTGGACGGCATAAGCCGGGAAGTCGAGTTGCTGGAGAAAACGGACGTCACCCCGCATGGCGCATCTCCAGTTCTACGATGCGCGCTTCGAGCGCGGCGATGCGGTCTTCGAACGGTCGCGTGTCCAGTGAGGTCGGCGGACCCGGCTTCGGTGCCTTCACCAGCACCGCGCCCGCGCCGCTCGTCTCGGTGGTCATGCCCTTGCCACCGTTGACGCCGTAGACCGGATGATCCGCATCCTCGCTGCCCAGCCTGACCTCACCGATGAACACCCACTTGCCGCTCTCGTAATAGCCGACGACCTTCCCGCCGCTGCTGAACTCGATGCGCTTCTTCGAGACCTTCATCTCGTTGTTTACGCTGTCGCCTTCGTGCTTGTAGTCCTCATGGTTGGGCGCGCTCGCCTTCTCGGCGCGCTCATCGGCTGAGGCGCGGTCGTAGTCCCAGCCCGCGTCAATCCACGTCTGCAAATTCTTCTCGGGCGTGCCGCCCTTCTCTCGGTCCTGCTTCTTCTTCTCGACGTGCCGGATGGAGACGAAGCGCTCCTTCTTCTCGCTCTTGCCCGTCTCGCGCCCCTCAGCGTCACGCAGCATCTTGCCGCCGGGAGCCTGACCGTCGCCATTGTCATCCAGCGACATGATGTAGGTCGCTGCGTTGCGGATCAGCGTGCCCTGCCCCTGATGGTCGTACTGGAAGCTCTCACCCGGCTTCATGCCCATCGGACGATGCCTGCGGTCATCGACGCCGATCACCACCGGGTGATTGCGCTGACCGCCGAGAAACACCGCGATGCCCTCGGCAGCCTTGCCCTTGATGTTCGCCATGCCGCCACCGCCAGCATCGCCCTTCTGATCCTCATCGCGCGGCATCGGCACCATCGACATGCCGAAGTTCTGCATGCGCTCGACAATCTTGCGGCCTTCCTTGACCATGCCGTCGAACGACATTTCCTGCATCATCGGATTGTCGTTGCCCTTGTTCAGCGTCAGCCGAACAATCTGGTGCATCGTGCGTCCCGCCGTTTCCAGTAGGCTGTTCCTGTTCATTGCTGGTCCCTGCCCGCCTTGGCTATCGCATCAATCGTTGCCGCCGCCGCCTTGTCCTTCGTTTCCTGTCTCTTCTGAGCCTCGAAGATCATCGCTTCCTTGCGGTAGTTGAAGCGCCCGTTCATGTGGATGGGCTTGACCATCTGAAGTGTAGTCGTGGTGCCACTTGAGTTCTGCTCGTAGACGCACCCGGCGCAGCCCATCACTTCGTCTTGCAGGATCAGCGACGGCGATGTGACCGCGTAGTACTCGCCCGCGCGCCAGATATCGTCGCTGACGTTCGCGTCCTTGAACCAGCCCTGCACTGTGATGTGCGCTTCATGCTCGCTGCCCTCGGTGAAAACGAACTCCATGTCGGCGCGCCGCTCAATGCCGTGCTGCTTGTCGGCAACGTCAGCGACGACGACCATGTGCCTGTCTCTGGTCGAGGACCCAAGACGCCGCGCAATCTGCTTGTTCGCGAAGTCACCGTTCTCGGCGTTGCTTCCCTTGTTCTGGCCGGTCGCGAAAATCTGCTTGTAGATATTCGGATCACGCACGACCGCGTTGGCGCGAAGGATGTTGATGCCCTCGACAAGCCAGCCCTTGGTGGTGACGCCGTTCTCCCCGACCAGCAGCAGCCCGCCATTCGCTTCTGAGCCGATCAGGACGCCCCGCATCTTGGCGTAGCGTTCGATAGCCTGCATCGGCGTCTCGCCGGGGAGAACCTGAATGTTTTCGAATGGCGTGCTGTCAACGCTGCCACGCTCGTGAACTTGAATGTTGAGATGCGCCGACAGGTCCTTGGCAAGTTGCGCGACCGACTTTCCATCGTGACCATCCAGTTTGTCGAGCGGCACCGACGAGTTCACCAGATCAGAAGTGTCACCGCATCCGATCAGCCTGACGCCGTGCTGCTGGGCGTCGTAGCCGACATGCCGCTCGGTGATGTAGCCGAACACCGCAGGCGAGCCGCCAAGCAGCACCCTGACGACATCACCCGGCACGAACTGCAAGCCCTGAACGCTCAGCGGCACATCGACCTGCTCGGTGCATTCGAACGAGAAGGTCGGGAAAGCCTCGGTCCACTTCTGCTCGACCCTGACACTCGTCCAGTTGGTGAAGAACTGCCCGCGCACTTCGAGCATCGCCTGCTCTTTGTTGGCGTCCTGCATCCTCGGATAAAGCGGCGAGCCATCCTCGCCCCTCTCGGTCGCGGGACGGTTGATCGGGCGGTCGCGCAACTCCGCTGCAAGCTCGGTGACCTGTTCAGGCAGTTCAACGGTGAAATCGTCAGCCATGCTACACCGCCAGCATCTTGCCCTCGCGGGGCATGAAAGCGGGATGTACAACGTGGTTCTCGTTGATCAGATCAACGTGCCGCCTCGGGTCAGCGTAGGCGCGCTGAGCCATCCGCAGCGACGGCATCGTGACTGCGTAGTTGTAGTTGATCACGCGAGGAAGCTGACGCCCCTGCACCGCGAGGTGTTTGACGACATCACCGTGCAATGAAATGATCGCCCGGTAGATTGCGGCGTCGAGATCATCGGCAGCGACCTCAGCCGTCTGGCTGAAGGCGGCATTCATCTGCTCGGCAATCTCATCGACCTGTTCGCGCGAGCGGAAGCCCATGTAGGCAACGATGCGCGCTTCCGTCGCCAGCGTCATCCTGACGATTGCCAACACCGTTTCCACCGCCGGAAGGCTGACCGGCTTCTCTGCCAGCGCGGCTTTCCTGACCCGGTCCATCGTCACCAGCGTGGCTGAGCAATGCCTCGCAAGATCAACGCAGACGTTGAAGGCGAAGCAGAAGGTTTGCAGATCAACCATGTTGCGGTCAGCGATCATCATGCCGACCGCCCGACGCAGCGCGGTGCCGACCTTGCCGGTCGGGCTGACCGCAGCCGACAGCACCACCGGCCCGATGCGCTGGACGATACCGAGAACCTCGTTTGCTTCATCGCCGGTCAATTTATAATCCCCACACCAAGGTTCGACTGGAAGGCGAAGTTGCCGTGCGCCATGTTCTGCTTGATCGTTGTACTGAGATTGGCCGCGCGATCACCGGCATCCGCGCTCCTGTGAACCAGCGCGTAGCCCAGCATGCGTTCGATGCCCTTGTCGGTCAGTTGACCAGCCGGTGGCCCGATCATCTGATCCTCAAGCGCGAAGGCTTTGTCCTCAATTTGGCTGGTCGTTGAAACCGCCTGACGGTACTGCGGGTCTCCATATTCGATGAAGTCCATCTCGACTTGGCAGTAGCCGCCGCGCTCACGCGCCTCGGTGACGGTGTACGCCATCACCATCACCTTCTCGTCGCTCATCTGGTACGGCAGCGGCAGCCTGAGCATGCCGGGACCGTCCTTCTCCAGCGCGTCGATCAGCCGATACTTCTGCTCCAGATAGTTCTTTCCGATCAGATAGCCCTGCACCAGAAACCGTTTTGCCTTGCGACCCATGTCCTCGGCGTAGGGAGTGTTGCGCTTCGGATATTCGTGCATCGCCACGCGCCGACCGCCCTGCCGCGCGTCGGTCTCCACGAAAAACATCACGCCGCGAAATGCAGCTTCCTGATACTTGTCGCGCCACGGGTTTGGATGCTTGGTCTTGATGCTCATATGCTGAGGCTCCCCCCGCCGTCTTCAGTCTTCTGCATCTGCCGGTGCTGCTTCACCTGAGGCTTCTGGAAGAGATCACCATCGGTCTTTGCATCGGCATCTGCCTTGGTGCCATTGGAGTTGACCGTGACGTTGACCTGACCGCTCGGCGCGGCAGTCGCGACTTGGCTGTCGATGCGGCTGGTCGGTGTTGCCTGCGCCAACTTCGCCATCTCGCGCTGCCTGATCTTCAAGACGTTCGCTGACCACGCCGGGTTGACGGTGTTGTAGCCGCCCGCGACAAGGTTCTTCGTCGTCTCCTCAGGCGTGGCTCCGTAGCGACCGCCCCAGCGCTTCGCGTGATCTTGGAAGCCCTCAGCCAGCGAGCCGTAGACTTTGTGCTTCTGTCCGTCAGCGCCGATGATGGACCCCTGCGAGCCGACGCCAGTCTGCCCGAACGGATTGGTGCCGCCTGAGCGGTCGAAGATGCCGCCCTTACCACGGCGCATGTTGCCGCTTTCGTACATCGCAATCGCCGCTGCGGTGTCGGGGTCCTTGATGCCAGCATCGACAGCGGCCTGACGCGCCTTGGCGTATGGCGTCTGCGCGCCCTGACCGTTGGGCGGTGCCCCCGGAGCCTGCGCGCCAGATGGAGCGCCAGCCGGTGCTTGACCATTCGGTGACTTCGAGTTGGCGATTGCCGTCGCCTCATCCGGCGGCACGCCGTTGTCGATCAACGCCTGCCGTGCCTTCGCGGGGCTTTCGACGCCGAAGTGCCCGGTGTCTTTCCTGCGCCAGTTGTCGCCGCTGACCAGTCCCCACTTCTTGGCGAGTTCGTTTTCGGTCTGCCGGTCGATGGTCTTGCCGCGACCCTCCTTGCTGCGAACGCCGTAGCCAATCTGATTGATATCGATGGCCGCGCCAATCGGATGACCCGATGCGTTGTGAGGACGAACGCCCAGCGTCCCGGTGTCGGGTCCGAGATTGCCGCCCGCCTTCTCGTAGTCGTTGATGAAGCCTTGGAAGTTCGCCTTGAACCGCTCATCGACTTGAAACTTCTTCCCGGTCGAAGTCGTGATCGTTGCCAGTCCCTTCTTGGCGATGGGCGTGCCTGCCGGGGCGGTGATGCCGCCTGAGCCGCCGGGGCTGGCGCTGCCGCTGCCGGGGACGCCCGCGCCCGCGCCCGTGCCCGAAACCGGAGCCTGCGCCCCGGCGGGACCGCCGTCCGTGGTACCTGACTGCCCGTCCGCGCCCGGTCGTGACGCCTGCTGACCACCCGTGCCCGCCGGGGCGTTTGCCCCGCTTGGACC